GCTACGCGCTGACCGGGACTTCGCATCAGCAGGGCAGCTCCTTCCAATGCCCCATCGCCGGCTGGTCCAACACTCCGATAGAGGACTTATAAAATGAGCACAGGCAAAACATCCTCCTACATCCGAAAGTCGTCCGACTCCCAGTCAAGGCTGGGCGCGGTCGGCTACAAGAAGACCCGCTTCCTCCACCAGGCGGTCTCCGGCGACACCCTGATCCAGCTGTCGTCTCTCACGGTCCCAACCGGCGTGACCGGGTACTCGGCTCCAAATGCTTCAGAGCTCACCCAGACCAACCTCATGCAGTGGTCGAGCAATCTGAGCTTGTACTCATCCATATCTGGACGACTGATCCAGAACGTGTCGTACGTCGTGAACGGTGCTTCTACGATCAAACTTTTGTACGCTGCTCGAGACGCTGAGATCTTTGAGGGCGTCATCGATCACAATGTCAAGTCAGGCATGACCTTGGTAGACGGTCAGCCGATCGTCATCAGCGGAACCCTCGCGGCAGGTCAGACAGACTTCAACGTCGGCGTCGCCTTCAAGGTGAACCAGTTTCCTAACTACAAGGTAGGTTTCTTGAAGGTAGAGATCGACGGTCAACCAGCCTACAGAACCGACGGCAACGCCGCGTTCGGTGCTGGCATCGACGGCGACTACTACGAGGTAGACTCCGGCGGAGGCTTAGGCCAGATCCTACGATTTCAGGCAGACTCGATCAACGATCGGTTGATCGTGGTCACCTCGGTTGGAGCTTTGGTCGAGAAGCCTAACGGAAGCGTGCTCCAAGTGATGGAGACCATCCAGGGCCAGATCGACGCGTTGGTTCCTACGGTAGCGGAGCTTGCTGAGGTTCCTGAGTCGAACTTTCAAGCGGCACCAAACAACACTGATCTTAAGAGCTTCGGCGATCGAGTCTTGGGACTAGAGACGTCCAACACAACCCGCGACGCTAGAATCACTACGCTTGAGTCTACGGTAAGAACGCACATCGGTACCGCCAACACTACGAATACCGGCGGTTTAAGCTCGGCAACGTTCGGAACTAATGCTTCTTGCCCGACTATCACTTTCACGCCTAACTTCACGGGCAAGTACAAGGTGACGGCTCCGTGTCACATCCAGCTGAACGGTACCTCACAGCGAGTCATCTCTCAGATCATCCTGACTTCTGGCAGCGGAACTACTCTAGTGACTAACATGACTGAGATCTTCGGGACCGGCGCGGAGACATCTACCATGCCGTTCTCAATAGTTCAGCTAACGGCTGGAGCACCGGTAACGTTCTCGATGCAGACTCGAATGAGTACTGGAACTGGTACCTACACTCACGTCTCAGGTAACGTAGACAACGGCGCGATCATGATCGCAGAATACGTGGGAGCATAAGATGGCGAATAAACGAAGACCCTCTAACGACACGAACATCTCGATTGATCAGATCCTCGCGGCTCCAGTTCCGATCATCACCGCGCAGACTAGCTTTACTCCGTCTGGATCGTGGGTCAGCAACACTACATACACCGGCGTTTGGTGGCGTGAGGGTCGATGGATGTTCATAGACTACTTATTGACGTTGTCCGGAGCTCCTACGGCTACTTCTCTGACCGTCAACATGCCTACCGGCTTCACTATCGATCAGTCAAAGTTGATGAGTCCTACGTCGAACATCGTTGGAAGTGGCGAGGGTATCTCGGGCGGCGGAATACTGTTTCATGGGATCCCGATCACGTCTAGTACGATACTCTTCGCGTATCAGTCTACTACCGGCGGTGCTCTGTCGAACGTGAATCAAGCGGCTCCGGTGACTTTCGGCGCAGGCAACACCCTGCAGCTAAGAGTAAGAGTACCGATCGTCGGCTGGACTGAGACTCAAACCATCAAGCAAGCGCTAGGACTATAAAATGGGAAATAAAAAACAACTAACCCCAAGACTGAATCGACTCGAGCCAAACATCATCATCGACGGCGGCTTCGAGGTGTGGCCCGAGGGAACCTCGATAGCCGTTTCTAACGCGGCCAAATACGGGTCAGTTTTGATGAAGCTCTCGAACCTGAACTCGGGCGCAACCGTCACCGAGTCTCAGCAAGCCTCAGTCCCGGTCAGCTCGAACGCCCCGTTCTCCAGCCAGTCAGCGAAGACCGCGGCCGGCACTTTGGCTGCGAACACGGCGATCGTGAAGTCCTATTTTGTAGAGGGCTACGACACACTGAAGATGTTCCAGTCCGAGTGGACGCTGGTCTTCTGGGTTAAGTCGTCAGTGGCATCCAGCAGAACGGTCGGTCTGTACGCCAACTCCACGCACTCTTACCTCAAGCAGTACTCGATCTCGGCAGCCAACACGTGGGAGCTCAAGGCCATCAAGTTCCCAGCCTTGAGTACGTCGCCGGCCAGCATCAACCGCACGAACGGGCTGGGCCTCCAGGTAAACTGGAACATAGTGTCAGGCTCCACCTACCAGAGCTCCACCCAGGGCTCGTGGCTGTCGGGCCAGTTCTTCCAGGTTACAGGCGAAGACACGACCTGGCTGACTGGAACGAACCACGACTTCAGCCTGTCCGGCGTGATGATTCTGTCGGGCGACTGGTCCTCCCTGGCCACCAATACTAGCCAGTATACCTTTTTGAGGACGGGAAGGAACTTCCAGGAAGAGCTAATTAAAACTAGAAGGTACTACGAGAAGAGCTACTCGTTATCTACGGTTCCTGGAGTTGCCGGAGGATCGAATGATTTCGATGGAGCTACACGCGGTTATTCCGCTGGTACTGGCATATTTTGGAGCTGGATACAATTCAAAGAAGCTAAGCGAGCAACGCCTACTATGACGTACTATAACCCGAACACCGGCAGTACGTCTACTCCGTTAGCTACCGATGGTAGCGGCAACGTGTCCATAGTAAACGTAGCTACTTCCGATAGCGGAAATTCAGTAGAAAGAACTGGACTAACGGCTAACACAGCATGTCGCTTTCACTGGTCAGCTGACGCTCGATTTTAATTGAGATATAATATACTTAGAGGATAAACATGGCAAAGCAAAAAGCAAAGTTAACGGCCCTCGGAGAGATCAACTCGCTGAACTCAGCAAGCTTGTCGTTCGTTAATCCTCCGATGATCTCAGCACCAAACTCGACCGTCACCGACCTATCCGGCTCGGTTCGACAGCTTCCAGACCCCTCGAAGACTCTCAGACCCGCGATCGCAGTAGAGCGCATCATGACTCACGACCTGGTTCTGATGGAGAACGAGCGCGGGGCCAACGGCGAGAACGTTTACGGAGCCATGAACGACGACACCGGGCGCATCAGGTTCGTCGGCAGCTGGGAAGTCGTAAAGCAGAGCACCTACGGTCGCTACCTGCAGTCCCTATTCGCGAACGACTATATCGAAATCGCTTTCATGGGAACTGGTCTTAACTTGCTCCAGATCTCCGCGGGTAGTGCTCGGGACTTCAGAGCTACCGTAGACGGCGGAACTGAGAGCGGTAACTTGTTCACTGTACACGCCGACGTCCTAGGAAACCGGCTGTACTCCGCTAACCTGCTGACCCCGATCGTCAGCAATCTTGCTTACGGCCTCCATACCGTAAAGATCCGCGTCGCATCCTCAGTCATCTCTATGTGCGGCATCGAGATCTTGAACGAGTCCGTCAACGTAAAAACCCCTCAGGGCGAGATCATCGCTAACGGGTCCAAGTACAACAGCGCTACGGCTCAGTCGGTGGCCTACAACGCGTCGTTCGACGGTAACCCGTCGCTGAACGGCCGCGGCGGACGCGTGATCGAGTACATCAGCCAATCTGGAACGATCGGCAAGGTCATCAACCAAGTAAACTCTAGTGCCGCTTTCTACACCTCTGCCGACCACTCTAACGAGGAGCTAGCTAGGGCGCCGATCCACTGGAGAGAGTTCGGTATCGGTCGCACGGACGACTTCAACACCTTGACCACCACAGCTAAGCTCAACGCGTTCACTCTCGCTGACGGTACCACCACGATGGTCTCGTCGACGAACGCGATCGCCGATCTAGGCGGTGGCTCGAGCGTCGGTGGCTTGTTCTCTAACGCCACTAACGACTTCATCACCTTCACCTTCGTGGGCTCCGGAGTCGATCTCAGGTACGTCTCCCAAGGCACGGTCGCCTGCGCGTACTCGATCATAGTGGACGGCGTAACGGTTCAGACCGGTGTCACCGGACTTGCTAAAGACAGAACATTAAAGATAGCCTCAGGACTTCAGTACGGATCTCACACGGTTAAGATCATGTGCACGAACTTCACCGGTATCGCGATGCAGATCTGGCAGTGGTTGGTTTACCAGCCGAAGAAGCCGGCTATCCCAGCCAACGCGGTTGAGCTAGCGGACTACTGCATGATGGCTACGTTTGACGGATCTGGTGTAACTGGCACGACTCTGATCGACAACATGCAGATGCCGGTCGGCGGGCTGTTCAAGGCTCCGATGCGTGAGTTCATCTACATCGGCGCCAACCAGCAGTTCTTCTCGATCGATCCTAACATCATTGCTGGTCTCAGCACTACCACGCTGGCGAATAACACTCAGCCGATCACATATGCGTTCATCGGTAACGCGTTTCTGCTACACATGGCATCGTCAGTCGCTGGCACATACGACTTCACCGTCACCGTGGACACCGTCCTTAACGCGACTGGTGTAGCTAGGTCTAACGCAAGCAACTTGGGCAGCGGATCGTACCGCAGCACCAACAGCGCTCAAGGAAACCTACCAGTGCGCATCGAGTTCAGCGGCTTGTCGTATGGTCTCCACACCATCTCCATCCAGAAGACGGCTGGCACCGGTAACTTCACCTTCCAGGGCTTGCACATCGCAAGCTTGGTTCATACCTACCGCAACATCCAAGGCGGCTGCATCAACAACGAGAGTCCGATCGGAACCGGCTCCATCAGCACCAGCGCTAAGCTTACGCCTAGCACTCATCCTTCTCGCAAGTCTTGGTCTATGACGCTTGGAACCACTGGATACTCAACAACGTTCACCACCCCAGTTCCGGTACCTGAGATGACCCTCATAGTTCCTTCAGGCGCTGACGGTAAGCGAAGCGTTCTAGAGATAAGCTGGTCTGTGTCATTCACGAACAACCAAGCTGCCGGCGCCGGAAGAACATACTTCCAAGCTGCCGTAAACGGAGTTCTAGTTGGTGCTCCAGTCCAGTTCGACACTCCGAACGGATCATCAACGATCTGCAGCTCGAGCGGGTTTGCTTCAGTAGAAGTAGCTCCCGGTATCCACAAGGTAGATGTGTACTGGTACGTTCTTGCAGGAACGAGTAACATCGTCGGCGCTAGCAAGCTTCTCAGGGTTAAGGAGGTCTAACGTGAAGTTCGCCATCGTCTCAAAGCGAGATCAATCAGTAGCTACATCTTATGAGTCTAGTCGTCCAGAGCAAGGAACCAACCGCTTCGGTGGTCCTTGGGACGACTCCAGCCAGTTCGAGCACGTGTTGATACCAGCGAATCTAGCATCAGAACCTCTGTCAAACCTAGAGCCGTACGACGGCGAGGTCCAGTGCGGATGCGAGATGGTTCAATCAGGAACCGAGCTCGCGTTCGACGACGACGGAGAGCCTATCTTAGATGAGGACGGCGAGCAAAAGGTGCTCCCTAAGTTCGTAGAGCAGCCGATCATAGAGTCTAAGCGCTTGATGAGGCTCAAGTCATGATGACGCTCAAGGAGATCATCCACACCGACATCGACGAGTCTGCTCTCGATCCTAAGAAGCTCGAGCAGTGCCAAGACCTCACCGATCGGGTGAACATCATCCGCGCTAAGTGGGGTAAGGCTATGAGCGTTACTTCTGGAGTTCGCACGCTTAAGGATCACTTACGAATCTACGCTCAGAAGGGCATCACCGATCAATCGAAGATCCCTATGAAGTCCAAGCATCTCGAGAACGTGACGAGCGCAGCCGCCGTAGACATCGCAGACCCAGTTCTAGCCTTGACTAAGTGGATGAAGAACACTCCTGAGGGTCAGGCAGCCCTTGAGGAAGCTAATCTATTCTGCGAGGACGGCAACCTAAACTGGGTCCACTTCCAGAACCAACCGTTTGGGTCATACAAGCCAGGCGGAACCAGATGGTTCAAGCCTTGAAGAAAACTTAGGCAGAGGGTGCGACTCGAACGCACAATCTCCGTCCAGCGTGATCTGCTCCTACGTTTGAGGTCCGACTCGAGCGTCTCAGCCTTCCAATGACGGGCTTTACCCGTTAAGCTACCTCTGTGCTATCCTAAGAACCAAGATACTAAGTAACGAGTCTTTCACCTCGCTGACCCCACGGTCCTGTTGCAACGGTGTCCGTAAGCGTCTCATTCAGTGCTTTTCGGGAGCGCCAAAACCCGCATCTCGATTTTTATGGCCCATTCGGTCCGGTCGACACACCGCTATGGAACCACCTTTACTTTAAGAACATCGCTCACTTCTTCGTCCATGAATCACCTCTTGTTAAGCATTCTAGCTTGCTCTGCTAGATTGTAGATTGCTTCTCCGTAGTAACCGTTCATTCGATCGCTCATCCTTGACGTGAAGTCCTCTTTCTGAGAGAAGAACCCGTCCATAGCTGCCGGAAGCTCGCGGATGGGGTTGATACCCAGCATCGCGTACCAAAGATCGTTCCTACGATCCGTGGTCTTGAAAGCGATCCACTCCATCGGCTTTCGGATCCACCAGCGATCACCGAACACGAACTTATGGACGTACAACGCTCTCATCGTCATGTCTCGAACGTACACCAGCTGACGATCCTTAGTCCACAAGGCTGGAGCGAACCACCAATACCAACCACCCATGATGATCCAGTGCAGCCAGAACACGATCTTGAACTTCCAGGAGTACTTGCTGGCAAGCGCGAACAAGGCTGAAGAGGTGTAGAACTGAGGACCCGTCGCGGGCTGACCTATCTTATGAAAATCTGAGTCAGGACAGTAGTTTACACCGAAGTTGTTGCATCGGTTGCTGACGTCTCCGTCGTTGATCTCGTCCCAGGATCTAGTACCTAGGTACTTCAGGTAAGAGTTCGCGAGCTCCAAGAGAGCCGGAACTAGGTCTCGCTGATCGATCTTAGGATACGTGAACGATAGGCACCACGATATGATGACATCGCCTGATACCGACCATCGGTTCAGTGTCTTGTCCTCGTTGACTCGACGAACGACGCTACCTTCTTGAACCAGCAGCTCTAGAGCTAGAGTAGTCAAAGCTCCATACATGCAGAACGAGGCGTGATCATCGATAGTGTTGAGGTACATCCCGTAAGGCTCTCGCTTCTCGCGAAAGCCAGAGATGCTCTCGTGCTCGGACACTGTCTTGTCGCCTGGCTTAGAGTAGACCTTGAGTCGCCAGTACAACCAAGCGAGTGGATAGACGACGTAGATCAGAACTTGAAACAAGAGTCCTACCGTTAAGAACAGACTCCATCTGATTAGAGCTTTCACCGTAGAACTCCTAGTAAGCAAACCTCGACCAGTTATGTGTTCTTCATGACCGAGTAACGCGCTAAAGTTGCGTTATCTTTAGGTGCCAGCCGTCGCTGGACGCGTCCCACACCTAAAATCTTATTAAAATCCGATGCCGATACCGACTGAGATCGTGCGGTTAGTCTGCGCTTGGATCAAGAGATCAAGCGAAGACTTCTCACCAGACCTAACTTCTCGAAGGTACTGAAGTCCTAGGACGGGACCGTTCTCAGTGCGAACTACCGTCTTGTTAGTCTCTTGAGTCTCCTTCAAGTTGCCCAAGGCTCCGTAGCCAGCGAGCAAGCTAACGTGGTTCTTTCGAGTGCGATCGATCTTCTTCTCGACGATCACCTCGCGAACGGGAAGGATGTGAGGACGATCTACCTCAACGATCTTCTCGACCACGACCGGCTTCTCGACGATCTTCTCCACGGTCTTGACGATCACGCGAGGCTTTGCTTGACAACAAGACCCGCATGACTTAACCTCGATCTTGGGCTGGCAGATGTTCACGTTGTTGCCGGTTCCCTCGACCTTGTTCTCGGCCGCGAAGGCGCTTGACAGCGCTACCACGACAGACATCCAAAGAACGATCAGTGTTAAAGTTCTGTTGCTCACTTACAACCTCCTAGGTAGTCGCCGTGCGCGAGATGCGCCTTAACGGCCTTTTGAGATACTCTTAAAGTCTTGTTACTCATTCGATGACAGATCTCGACCTTATCGTTACCGTCGTCATCATACTCGTCGTCGTGATGATCACAGTCCGATCCATCGTCCTTCTTGCAGTCGCACTTAGGCTTGCAAAGCGGAACGCGCTGGATCAAGGTGTCACAGTCTTCGTACTTGCCGGATCCGTTGGTGTCGATATAGGTCACGATCAGGACTCCGCCGTCTGGGCAAGTTTTAGCATCCGCGGTGAAGATCTGAATCGAGGTCGACTTACCATCCTTGCCGGCGGGACCTTGAGGACCTGCGTCACCCTTGGTGCACACCCCAGGCTTTCCGTCCTTGCCGGGAAGTCCAGGATCGCCTTTATCTCCTTTTACCGAGACGCCATCCTTACCGTTCGATCCGTCCTTACCGTTCGATCCGTCCTTACCATTGGACAAGTCTACGGACCCGTTCGAGCAGGTAACGCGAGCACCGGTCAACAACTTCAGGATAGAGCATCCGACTCCGTCCTTACCATCCTTGCCATCTTTACCCGCAGCTCCGGCTTGACCTTGAGCGGTGTAAGCCTCGTTCTCTACGGGCTGGCAACCCGCTAGGAACCCTATCGCAGCGATAGCTACGATTAAGTTCATGATCTTGTTCATTAAATACCCCCTTAAAGGTTGTTAGTTCGTAACAAAAACTACCTAAGTATTGTGACAAGACTCCTGGAGTTAGTGAACCACTAATCCGAGGAGTCGATGATGCTCATCAGCTCTACTTCCTCGCCGGTCTCGAGCACCGCGAACAAGACCTGACCGTAGCCACACTTAGGCTCGGTCAGCTTAACCGGCGACGACTTGTTTGCGTCGAACTGAGAGTACAGGTTGTACGACTTAGCTCTAGCGACGAGCACGTCGTAGTTCACCCTTCGGTACTCAGTCAAGCACCGACCGACGGACTTGGACGTAAAGGTAGAGTTCATTTCTCATCGTCCTTCTTCAATAGGTCCGCTGCGTACTCGATGAGAAACAACCTAGGAGCTACGATCGCCTTGATCGCGTCTTGCACAGAGCACAGCACCCATATAGCGGTTCCGAACGCGAGAGTCAAGCACGCACCAGCTGCCCAGTATCGACCGTCTCCAGTCTCAGGAGCATGAGTCCAGCCGAAGTAGGTAAACGCTGCCAACGAGAGAGCAGCAAGAACCGAGAAAGCGTTGCCGACTATCCCGTGGTACAAGACCACCTCTCGAACTAGCTCCTTGGCGTTCTCGCGAACGAGCCCGGTCGTCTCGTCGACGGCCTCGGACAAGATCTTAGCCGCGCCCGACGCGATCTTAGACAAGTTCTCTTGAGCTTCCTTAGACAGTTCCATCTTAGTTCTCCTTTGAGTTAGTTAAGTTGTTTGATTCTGGCAAAAGTTAAGTTTATATCGGCTGGACTCAGCCCCAGTGAACCTCTAAGATGAGGTCCCCGTCCCAGTCGACGGTCAAGTCTCTCACGCTCATCCAGCTCTCGCCGGCCCGGCGCCTAGCTTCCACGGCTTGGTCGAAGTGGGTCTTCCCGAACTTCGAGCGCAGCCACTCGAGCGAGACCGCCACGGCCTCTTCTTGAGTCGCGACCGAGAAGTTCAGGCACTCCAAGGAGCCGTCGTCGAACGCCCCGCCGTCCAGCATCGTCACTCGACTCATAAACCACCTCCGGAGTGGACCATCGCCAGGGCGAGCGCCGTCACCAGCGCCCAACCGACCACGAAGCCAAGCATCATGTTTATAGCTCTTCGGATCGTCATGTTAGCCTACCTTCTGGTCTTGGAGCCGGACGTAGTGGTCGTAGACTCGGTAGTAGATCAATTGAAACTTCTTCTGGAGCGCGGAAGCCAAGTCGTCGCACTGCCAGCAGTTCTGACCGTTGGGGTTCCTCGGGTTGAAGCACCCTGAGATCACCATGAAGGAGTCGGTGATGGTGTAGTCGTCTTGGAACTCGCCGCCGTAGGTCTCGACCAGCTCCACCATGCGGCCTTCCTCGACCAGCTCTAAGACGTGCTGGATCCTAGCCGCGTTCTCCAGGGCCTTGCGCTGCCGAGCCTTAGCCTTATCGTGGTTGATCTTTGACTGGATCTCGTTAGCCTCGCGGTTGTACTGGTCGGCCAGCTCGTCTGAGATGTCCGCTCGGTCTAGTTGTCTCTCTAACCACTCTAGTCGATTCGTCATGTTACGTCCCTCCGTTTTCGGGCGCCTTGATCGGCGCCGTTAAGATCATCCTACAAAAGTATAGTCGAAAAGTACAGTCGAAAGTTAAGTCGGTACCGAAACGAGGCACCTGATCAAAATACCTCAAGCCTGCTCGAACTCGCCCAAGACTCTGCGACCCTCGGCCACCAGAATGTCCTGGGTCGAGGCGTCCACCCGGATGACCCCGAAGTCGTTAGGATCCTCGCCCTGAAACGACACCTCCCCGGAGAGCGAGTATCCCCTAGGGATCAGGATCTTGGTCTGGAGGTACTTGAGCCAAGCGACGTACTCGTAGAACTTCTCTGACTCGTTCCAGAGTATCGACTTAAGGTCTTCGCCGACGGTCCAGCAGCACCACAAGCTTGGTTGCGTGCTGGGAGGCTGGTTGAAGTTGATGATGCTCTCATCGCGATCTCGACCAAAGCGACCGCCACCATCGACGTAGAACTCACCCTCGACCCCGTAAGCCTCAGGAAGCCGCCTAGCCATCCGGCGAGTCTTGGACAAGCCACGAACTAGCTTAGCAGTATCAGCGTCAAGCACTCTATCGATCTTGAAGGATCCGGAGAACTCAGTAGTGTATCCCATTAGAGAACCTCCTTAAAGGGTTGGTATGGTTAAAATAGTACGGTGAAAAGTTAAGTCAGTAAAGGTAAAAGTGTAGTCCGTGTCGTAACGAGACGGCCGGTAGGAGAAAGCGATGGGTGTTGGCTGGGGAGGGCTGGTCGGAAGACGAAAAGTCGAGGGGTTGAGAGGATATAGTTTGGGGTGGGGAGTGGAAGAGGGAGAATAGATAGCATCTGGGAGGGCTAGTCGAACATCGTGCGGCCGTTTCAGCGCGATACACTGTAAAATAAGAATCGTTATGAACCAAAAGCCAAGTCGTCCCAAGCGCCTAAAGCACACCAAGATCCACGTCATCAAAGGGGTGAAGCTCCAGAGCTGCTCTAGCTGTAGAGCGATGCTTCCGCTCACCGACTTCAAGCCTGATGCCTCGTGGGACTCGGGCTACCACAACGTGTGCCACGGCTGCGTCTCGGATCGAGTCGCTCGCAACCTGAAGAACGAGCCTGGGGTTAAGCCTCGCCGAGGTAAGACCTCCAAGGAGAGGCCGTACGTCCGAAACCTCACGTTCCACCACGAGAAGGTCCTGACGGAGCTGATAGCTTCAGGCGCCTCCCAGGAGCTGCGGGCGTTTCAGATCGATACCAAGGTGGAGTTTAAGGTGTGGTGGACGATCTCCGGGGGCGGAGGATCGGTAGAGGTGAGGCTGGTGACTAGGTCCGGTCTAGAGTACGCTCTCTGGAGAGTGGCGGTAGACCGCGTGAAGGAGCTGACCAAGTACCTCCTCAACAAAGAACGCATCCGGCTGGAGCGGAACGACGTGGACCTCATCCAGATGAAGGCCGAGGTCTACTACGTCTGAGCCCTGGCTCGAGTCGCTCACTTGACCTCCCGCACCTTCACGCATGACAAGGTCTCGCCGGAGCCGCGGTAGCACATGACTCCGTTCTCGGGGTCCTCGAACCGGTCCAGGAACCTGGCGTCGCCCGGGACCGGAGCGTTAGGCCTAGGATCCTTATGGTCGCGAGACTCGACGCAGGACGTGGCTAGCATCGCCGCCATTATCGCTGGGATGGTGAGTCTCACGACCGCACCTCCGCGGTAAGCTCGTACTCCTCGCGCTCCACCACCAGGTTCACGTATCCCTGGGCGGCGACCGGGGTCATCCGGAACCGGTCGGTCATGAACTGCACGAGCGACTTGCGGTCCTTGAAGGAGCCGGTGAAGATCTCGGACTCGACCGAGAAGAATGGAGCTCCAGGCGCGTCGAGCTGGTGGGTTATGAGTAAGGTCGTCTTGTTAGTCTTAGGTTGGGTCATGGAAATCACCTCCGTTTTAATGCTTAAGATCATCGTACCCGAGCCGTCGGGTAAAGTCAAGTCAGTGCCTCGTATGAACGCAGATTTAGGGGGCCGCGGCCTGTTTTCTGCACTTAAGAGAGGCGGGCTTATCGATGGTATTTACCGCAGTAGTGGCATCGTCCGTCTAGGTACTTCCGGTACCAACCTCTCCAGCACATGAACTCGGAGTAAGGCCTCGCTAGGCGAAGCTTGAAGAGCGTCCACCAGAACCACCCATGAAGGGTCAGCCTCGCGGAAGACTTGAGGTCTCGGTACCTTCGCTGCATCCTATTGATCCTAGGGTACTTAGGCTGGTAAGCTTGCTCGTCTTGCGACCCCACTGCTAATCCTCAGCTCGTATCTCTATGGTGTTCGCAGCTTGCGGCCTCACGATCAGCTGAACCAACGTGTTAGCCCTAAGGATGAGGCGACCAAGATTATCCACCTGGATGGAGTAGGTCTTAGGCCTAGGTCTAGAGCGGGTCATAGCTTCCCTCGGTTCTAAGCTTGCGGGTCTCGGCGTCGAGCTCGTGACGGACCTTGAGGAGCGTACCCTGGATGCGTCTCATCTTCTTACCGACCCAGATCATCGCCTCAGGATCACCGTCCGTGATCTGAAGCCTAGTCACCGCGAGACTCACCTCCAGGGCTTGGTATACTCGAACCCAGTCTTCCAGGGGCATCTCTAGCTTGGTGTGGATCTTACTCATCTTTCCCTCCTTGCGGTTCTGGGATCCATGGGAATATCTGATCCCTCCAGTCTACCTCTTGACTTAACTTATCGACTAAAGCCTCCCTGAGCTTTAGCACGTTCTTTCCCCTAGGGTTGATCCCTCTCTCCTCTAGAGCTTTTGTCAGCTGACGGTCCGCGGTCGAGATGATCTCGTCCTTCTCCATCCTTCGGAAGCTCATGACTCACCTCGGAACTTCTTGAGCACATCCTTAGCGACGGGATCGTCCGGGACGTAGTCCTTACCCTCGACGGGTATGTCGATCAGGGCCAGCCGATCTGGGTGATCCTCGAGCATCCTTCGGACGCTTAAGACCCACACGAAGGGGCGGGTCGACTCGGTCAGATACTCCGGGTTCGATAGGATCAGGTCCTTGGGGATCAAGACGTACTTCCTCAAGCTCACGTCCACGTAGCAAGCTCCTTGGATCTTAGGCTCGTTGACGAGGGTGTACTTATGGGCGGTCGACATCGAGCCGGTACCTCTGCGGTTGAGCCGGTAGTCGGCGGTCGGGATCAATACCTTCCAGGACGAGTGAAGCTCTGAGATCATCTTGATCTCTGGCTCTCGGAAGCTGACTACCTTGATCCGCAGCATCCTACGGTCTAGGGTCAGAGGCTTCGACTTAACTTCTTCGGTCGTCGACTCCGCGTGCTTCTTCAAGTCGTTTAAGAACTCATCGTGCGACTTGTTCTTTGTGGTGATCCCTAGCTTCTCCCGCTCCTGGGCCCAGTGTGCTTCCGCTTCCTCTGGCGTGAGGGTCTTGTTGATCTCGAGCGGCTTCGGAGGCGTCTTCTCGCCGTACGGAGCTTCTAAGGCTCTAGGAGCCGATGGTTGCCGGGGCTTGGTCTCGACTTGAGGTTTAGCGATCTCCTCGGAGACCTTCGCGTACGGGTCGTCTGCGGGCTCGATCCGGACCCGGAACTCAGACTCGATCACGGCCTTGCTCCACTTGGCTCTGAGCGTCACGCGGTGAGGCACGTACTCTCGCTGAGCGTACTTGAGTCCCCAGTTTCGGCGAAGGGCGGCGGACACGTTGTTCACGTTGATCACGGTGCCCATAGAGGTTCGGTATCCCATCTCGTTCAGCTTCCAGGCCACGTCGGTGATGGTGAGGTTGGGATCCGCGTCGAGCCAGAGATCTACCCTCAGCTGCTTTACGGTCTCTGACACTATAGTGCACTTGGCGTCGCTTGGGGCTAGAGGCTGGAACGCTTCCGTGATCTTGAGCCTCTGTGGTTTATCCTCGCTCACTTGCTACCTCGCTTCTGCCTTAGGTCGACGCACAAGAACTGGACGTCCTTCTTCTCGTCTAAGTCTCCTAGGATGGTCTCGGTGACGAGGTTGCCTGAGACTGACTTGTCGGTTCTCCCCTTGACCACCAGGACGTAACCTCCGTAGAACCCGTCCTTGACGATCAGCCGGTCGTTGAACTTAGGGCTGAGGTCCTCGCAGCCATTTCGGTAAGCCTTCGTCTCGGCGTTGAAGCGGCGGGTCGACTCCGAGGCGTGGTAGAAGACGATCGCGACGGCCGCGAGGAACGCGGCGACCAACGCGCCGTTGAAGTATCTCTCTAGAAAGCTCTCGATCTTGGACACTCGGTACCTCCTGGCGCTTGAAGCGCCTTAGCTTGGCACCATTATATTTAATGAAAGTCAGGTCGTGAACGACAATCGATCAAGTGCATCCTTTTAAGGCGTCTCGAAGCTCCGATATGAAGCTGACCACCCAGAGACCGTCCTTGACGGGGATGGACTTGCCGTCCGCCACGTAGTAGTGGTACAGCGGGAGCGGATCGGTCTTGACGAGCTCGCGAACGGCCCACTCGCTCGAGGTTATCTTTAAGGCTATCGCCTTCAGGATCTTCGATTGGAAGTCAGGGTCACTTGGAAAATCCTCGCCTCTGAGGCTTCGACCTACCTTCTTGCACTGCCACCCAGGGAAGTTCCTCAACGGCTCGTGCTTGGTCGAGAGCCAGTACCAGTAGCCCTCGATCGTCCGGAAGTAGCCGTCCTCGGTGTTGACGTGGCAATCGGCGAAGTTGCTGAGGAACCTGCCGATAGCAGTTGACCCCTTGGAGTAGATGTTCACGTGGGTGACGCCGTCGTCTCTCGGGTCCATCACAACCGGTACCAGTCGATCCGGAGCCAAGCCCACCTGAAGACGTGGTGGACGTAAGGATCACCCCAGGGTCCGACGGAGTCGACGCTGACTACCCTCGGTAGCGCTCGGCTCCATAGCTTGCGCCTAGGGAAGTTAGCCATCGACACGGTCAAGATACACTGGTCGTACCCAGGAAGCGGGAGCTCGATCGTCACGACTTAGCCTCTCCGTAAACCGCCTCCAGCTCCTCGTACGACATCCCTAGTCGGTCCTGGAGGAACTCAAGGTACGAGTCGATGGTTCGCTCGTTCACGAATCTTTGCATGAACTCGCCCGCGGTCGAGCGGTTCTGGGTGAGCATCGCGTTAAGGTTGTTAGTTAAGTTCTCCCTAAGCTTAGGAGACATAGTAGGAGTCTCTATGACGCGCGTGCATAGCTCACGGATCCTAGCGTGCGTTCCGTAGGCGCTCGAGTCTACGCTCATCTGGATCTTGGCGAGCTTCATCAGTCTTTGGTTCTTGTGCCTAGGTGACATCCTTCTCACAACAACCTCCATAAGCCCCAGCGGTACTGACGCGTGCAGACTTCCACGCGTAGGTCGGAGGCTCGGTCGTACATACCCTTCGTGATCTCGCGAACCTCGGGGTCGTTCTGAACTTCTCGGGTCCTCAAGCGCCATTCCCACGCTAGCTCGTCGGTCCAAGCCCTCGAGCAGTCGTTCAGCATCTTGTCTCGCGCCCCGTAAGCTAGCACGGTTAGGACCACCAAGGTCAGCGCTAATCTCTTGATCATGACTTAGCCTCCACTGGGTTTCCGTCCTCGTCGTAGAACTTTAGGATCAAGCAGCGTACGGGCTCGTGCTCCGGAGAGTCGTCGTGCACCGGCTCCAGGGTATACGACTTAACCTTCGACACGTCCACCATCTTGGAGAAGTCTTTCAATCTCAGGTAAAACTCGCCGGATTTTTTGTCCTCTCGGACCTTGATGACTCGCTTCAGTCCCATGACTTGAGCTCCTTTTGACCCGGCCTCAGCCAGTCGGTTACGGAGGTTAGACCCTTGATCTCGCGGCAGTACGGGCACTCGTCGTAGTGAGACGTCGCGCAGTGACCCTCAGGCCACTTAAGTCCCTTAGCCTCCGCGCACTCCGCGCAGAGATACCCGTGAGGAAGCTCCGCCTTCTTAGGCTTAGCCTTCTTACGCTTCATAGATGTTCTCGTATCTCTTTACTCGCTTGGCGATGGTCTGAAACTTGAGTGCTGATTCTTGCCCGATCCCGAAGAACCAGATGGTTCCGTCCACCCAGATCTCGCTGAAGGTTAGGCGACTCTTAGGATCCGTGGCGTCCGCGATGAACGTTACTCCGCTAGGGACCCTGATCGAGCGAGTGAACTTGCTGTTGCGGACGATGAACACGTCGCCTCTTCGGGCGTTGGCGAGATCACGCCTAAGTTGCTCGGCCTTGGCATTGGTGACACTTGCGGCGGCTGATTGAAACCAGAAGAACTTAGCCGGAACTTGGCTAAGCGCTGAGAGTCCCATGATCGATGATATAAAGCTTCGACGATTCATCCTAAAACTCCACCCTCAAGTGAGGCGCATAGATGTTAAAGTTGCGGTTGGGTCTGGTGCACACGAGCTGCTGGTGATAGTCGGCCGTAAGAAACAGCACCACGTCCTCGACCGAGACCAGGCAGTACAGATCCTCACCGATGCAGAAGAAGTGGGTCGGTTGACCGGACTCGTGCATCGACACGCTCACGACTCCGTAGATGAGATCCTCGAGCGTCAGGTTCTTTGACTCGCGGTACAGTGTCGTCGTGGTCTTCTTGAGCTCGGTCAAGAGCTTCATCGGGTTCAGCTTCAGGGTGTGACGAGTCTCAGCGATGACTCTAGCGTCCGGGCGAAACCCGTACTTAAAGTGGTTGGCACTTGAGTAGAACTCCTTCTGAGCGACCGCGATATCCTCGTAGTGCTTGGGAAGCATCTCGCGCTTCGCCTCGCGGATGAAGTCGAACACCGTGCAGATCTTGATCGGACCCGCTTGTGTGTTCATGGTTGCTACGTTAGTCATCGAGCTACCTCCTGATCGTCGGATATCCTCTTAAGCTCTGGATCTGACTCCAAGTCCTTGACGGTAGCCTCGAAGGTGTTGAACACTCTAAACGAGCCTCCAGCCATCTCTAGCTTGCCATCCGTGTTCCTGCGGTAGTTGTTTCCCCAGATCTCTTCCTGGATCATCGTGCCGTCGGGACACTTGAAGCACACCGCGTGGATGCCAACTACACCGGTCGAGGTCTCGAAGTACGCGTTCATGACTACGGTGTTCTTAGCGTACTCGATCTCGCTCTCGCGCATCGAGATGATCTTTCGACGAGCTTCAATGTCCTTGGCCAGTCTCGAGATCGCTCGGCTGACTTTTCTGAAGTCGGTGGCGGCGTATTCTGGAATGTACCTAGCACCACCGTGTCCGGACGCCTCGTCCATGACGACCGAGTTCTTGTGCATCCTTCGCTGAAGATCAGCTTGTATTCGAACGAACCTTCGCAAGGTCTGAACCTTAGTCCACTGTAGACCGTGGAGCTCTCTCAGCTCCTTCTTGAGTCTGATGAAATTAGGATCAGACTTGATGCTCACTTTTGAGCGCCTTGCTCGACCCAGCGCTTGATCGTGTTTCGCTCGCTCTCGGTGATCTGACCGTACTTAGGCATGCTGCGATCGCCCGACACCCGAGCCTTGATCTCCTCGCGAAGCTGAAAGGCAACCTCGTACTTGAGGATGTTCGGGAGCTGGTTGGTACCGTTGTGGCACTTCTCGCAGCGGCGAGTCATGATAGGTCTCACGTCTGACTCGTAAGACAAGTTGCCGTAGGTGATCGGCGGGATCGAGGCTTGCGCCGTAGCGATGCCGAACAAAGCGATTAAGTAGTTCATGTCATCCTCCTTAAGGATACTCGTTACCTTAAAAAATCTACCGCTCGGCTCTCAGCTGCTTTATCAGCTCCTCGACGAACGGCTCCAACACTATGCCCGGTGCCCTCGCGAAAGCACCGAGTCCTACGTAGAGCTTGGCTTGGCCTGCTTGAAGCTTGATCAACCAGCGACCTTGCTCGTCGCGACCGGTCATGACGCTCAAGGCGTAACCCTCAGCGTTCGCTAGCTTCTCTAATCCCATCATGATCTTCTCGTGCTTGTCCAAGGACTACTCCTCTTCGTCTGAAGCTTTAGAGTCCTTGTCGGCCTCGCGCTTAACTAGCTCCATCTCTGGGTTAGACTTAGTCATGTCCTTCGGGATCGCTACGGATCTCTTCGAGATCACCGCGGTCTTACCGTCTGAGACGAACTCTATGTCAAGCAAGATTCTAAAGTTTGGGTCCTTAGCTGGGAGAGCGATCTGCTTAGTTCCAGCGAACAACAAATCAGCGATGTTTTGAACCGAGACGTCGTCCGGTACTAGCAGCTCAAGGTTAAGTCGTTTCATGCTACCATCCTTATGTCTATCTCCCGCGTGTCCTCGAGAGAGTTTAAGTACTTTTCAAGCGTCATGTCGTTCCCGAACAAGAAGTCAAGCGCGAAGTCAAGCGCGTTAACGTCTGAGCGAAGACTAGTATATCGACCGTACTGATGGAAGGTAACTACTCTTGTGTTGCTCTCGTTGACCCACACCGATACGGGGTTTGACTGCATGTAAACTACCATCTTCGTCCAAGTCATGCAGCCTCTTCTTCAGACTCCTCAAGCAGACCTTTCAAGTCTAAGATCTGGTGCTTGTCATCGTCAGTAAGCTCGCCCCAGATCGGTACGTCTTGGATCAGGTCTTTTAAGATCAGCGCGAAGCCTACGGATGTCGACTTATCGAGCATCTCATCGTAGTACCCGCGCTGGTCAGTAGCCTGAACCCAGATCTTGTTCTTGGTCGAGATCAACTCAGAGTTAGACTCTACTACCTCAACCTCGCGACCTTGCTCGATCGCCTCGAGCAAGAACTTCTTCTGTATGATCGTCAACTTCGGATGTTCCGTAACGTACTGCTTCATATCATCCTCCTTAGTGGTTGCAGGGGTGACCGTTAGAGTTACCGTATGAACCGTGACCGTTGTCTTCGTGTCCGTCATGGTTGTGGTCGCCTTTGTCCTTGTCATCATCTCCGCCGCCGGTTGAGGCTGGGAGTCTGAGGGTGCACTGACTTCCGAAAGCTGCGGCGTCGACCCAGGTTCCACCCAGAGCTTGACACTGAACCTTTGCCTGAGCTACAGGATCGGTTCCACCGGTGCAAGTCGTGATCACGTTAGAAGCTACGAAGCAGTACACGTCACCTACTACGCGGCGAGCGATCGTGGGCCCGATGACCATTCCTTGAGTCTTCTCGGTGATCAAGACCAGCGTCAATCTATACAAGCCGGTAGCGCCGGCGGGAAGAACGTTCTCGAAACCAACGCGCTTAATGCTCCAAGCTACCGCGTTGTTCGGCTTCATCCCGGCCTGAGCTAAGATAGTTCCTGACACCAGCGGATCGTTGACTACGACGGCGCCAGTAGTCTGATTTCCAGCTAGCATCGTCGTAGCTCGCATAGGATCTTGGATGTTGCTGCGAATCTGGTTAACGTAAGCCAAGATGTCCGAGTTAGCTAGCGCGGTGGTGTTGTTCTTGGTCATCATCACCGTCATGTCCGCGAGCACCATCATTAAGATACCCATGATACCCATGGCGACCACGACTCCGATCAGGCTCATTCCTCTTTGATTTCCGATAACGTTCTTCATGTTTGCTCCTTTGTTACTCTCATCGTACGAGTACCTATCGGCAAGTAGAGCTAAAAAGTTAAGTCTGTCTCAACAAAATACTTAGGATGCCTCAGACTGGGACGTTTAGTACTCGCACGCCATGGCGTCGAGCTCGTGCTGACTCAAAGTGATGCGATACTCGCCTTCCGCAAGCAACGGGTTCATCACGGTTCCTGGATGGTGCGCGAGACCTAGAGCGTGTCCTAATTCGTGGATCATCAGCGAGTCCATCGATACCCCGAAGCCATACGGACCGTTGTAGAACGCGTACTGAGGGTTTATCTTAATGAGAGCGTGGTTGATGTTATCGTCTGAAAAATAGATGGTTGTTCTAGCTTCCTCACTTGCGAGCCCGTCCCACGGGGATAGGACGAATATGATAATGTCGGCAGGTACATCAGGGCTTACCTCTCGAAACAAGGTTCTTCCCGATTGACGGTTCCACTCGCTGGCTGCGAAGCGGATGCCAGACTCGTATGCCTTAGCAGAAGCATCGATCGTGAACGAGACGGGATGCTTTGGCCATGATACTCTGCGTGAGTACTCGTTTTGTACGAACCCACAGTCGGGCTCCGACGGAGGTCTACAGCACCCAAAGCCAGCTACGAGCAGGATCAGTAAGATCGCTCGCACGAGATCTCCTTGATCATCTGTCGGTAAGAGATGGGCTTTATCTTCGCGATCCACCCAGGTCCCGCGGAAGCTATGGCTCTAGCTTTCGCAGCGTCTGCGTCCTTCGCGTCGATGTACGCGTACTCGACCTGTTGACTATCGTTCTTTATGACGCGAGACATCATCTTAACCTTGAACCAGTTGTCGAACAGCTCGACTTGTTTGTTATTTCGCATTGTTCCCCCGAAGTTTATACTCGTACCGAGTGACCTTTGACGGTAAGTTAAGCTGACGCTTAGTCACCAAGTTCGCGAGCGCCAATACGTTAAGGATCGAACCCGTCACGAGAACATCCGATGTCGTTGGGTTGTTGATGTAAGAATCGGCGATCTGCCTAGACGTCATGAACTTGCGAGTAGAGTTCATGACTTGCATGATCATCTCGTATCGCTGCTCTAGCGGGATCGCTACCGGGCGCCAGTAGTCTCTAGGCTCTCTCGTGATCTTATCGTTGCTGGGTGTCATCTTCGCCTCGGAGCGCGCTGCTGAGGGAGTAGCCAAGAATGTACTCGACCAAGCGTCTAGCTGAGATACCGATCGCTACCGCAGCCAGCATCGCAGGAAGCTGACCAGACTGCCCAAGTAAGCTCTCAAACAACATCGCTACGCCCTGGGAACCGAGGATCGCCAAAGCAAGTGATAGCGCCACTATGTTAAACACCTTCATAGGACCTCCGAATACCGAGACTTTACCAGCTCGACTTAACCATGTGAAGGCATATTTCACGGTCTTGGTATGATCGTATGTTCAACTTTTAACCACTTTGGAGGCTGGTCATGACAATTCTTTAGGTAACTTAAAGGAGTTGTTTTATGACATTAAAAGCTTGGCTGGCGCGTCGTCACTTGATGCACGCCGGCGTATCTAAGTTTCGTCAAGACGGATCTTACCGCAAGAAGGATAAGGATCATGTCAAGGACGATTGGCGCGAGCGCAAGGGCTTCGCCAAGGATCAATCTAAGCATCGAACCTGGTGCAAGTGCAGAAGGTATCTAAAGGACCGCGGCAATCGCGAAGAGCGTCGCTGGGTCCGTAAGATGATCCATCACGAGCGCTTCGACGAGATCTACCACCATCAAGATATGTTCGTATCGTCTTGGGACGCCTGCTGACTCTCAGGCTCCCATTTATCGACCTCGAAGTACTCGTAGCCAGGCATGATCGACTTCTCACGATACGTTGGAGGCTTTATGCCGTAGCTCTCGAGCAAGAACAAGATCTCGTTGACGGTGTTCTCGGAGTACTTACCCTCTGAGTCATTAACTACGTTTTTTATGATCTCGCTGCGCTTCACTACTCGGCTCCCTCGATTCGGGGATCGTTCGGCCTAACCTTAAGGAATTTGCGCCAATCAACGAAAGTATGACTAGAGGTCCAAAAACCCCATCTTCGACGGCGGCGCAAGATCAAGCAGATCGTGAGTGGCGCCTCGTTGATCTCCCAGATGGATCTAACCTTATCGGTCTCTACCCAGTGGATGTCTTCGGCTCTTCGGTACGCGAGCGAGCCTGCTTTGCGGATGTTGATCTTAGGAGTCCACAGCGAGGTGAACTGACGCTTCTTGCTAGCGGTGAAGAAGTAGTCCTTGCGCTCGCGAGGCTTCATCGTGTCGTAGAAGTGTTCTTTATATGACCCAGAAACTACGTACGTGAAGAAGTTCCAGGGATGGTCGTGTGGATCAGATGAGTCAGACCTCATGAATCGGTGGATGTAGAGCGACAAGAACCTGGTCTTGAAGACGACGTACCTAACTAAGTAGACGTCTTCCTTCTGAGAAGGCTCTCCAGTGATCTTAAACATCTTCCCGCGTTTTACGCACGACCTGATCAAGGCCTGAACTATCTTCTCAATAATACGATTTAGCATGGTCTGCTCCTCGAAAAGCTACGCTAAGCAGCTCGCTGTCCTCCCGAACTACGATAGATATCGTCGCCTTCTTGAGGACTGCAACGTCTAGGTGCTTAGCTATGAATCGGTTGTCGTTTGGATTTGTTCTAAAGATGAGACCGTCCGGGTACGTAAACCAGACTCCGGTACTAAGCTTCTTTATCTGCGAGGTTATCTTCGTCATGACATGTCCTCCCGACTGCGAAACCCGTAGAAGCTGGGAACCCTGGGGCGATCCTTGACTCCGTGCGGTTGGTAGCGGTAGTGCACGAGCTTACCTAGGAACTTAGACTGGTTGTCCCAAATCTCCTTGCGAAAGGCTTGGGTAAGACCGACTCCAGTCCCGATCTTGAACACGGTACCGTCCTCAGACTTAACTATGAACGCACCGAGAGTGTTTCCAGGAACCATGTTGCTCTTGTGAGACGATCTATCCTTGTACCCGAGCTCGTTCAGCTCCTGCTCGTTCTCGTTGTGAAACAGCTCCTCAAAACCGATGAGCTCTGCCTCTGCATCGACGAAGTGTTTTATCGCGGTCAGATATCCTTCTTTGAGTGTAGAGCGTCCACACTTGTACGGCGAGCCTGGGCTGCGGATCATGGTACCTTCAAAACCTTGAGCTAGGTGCTTGTCGATGATGACTTGAAGTTCTTCCAAGTTGTTGGCTACCTCTGGGTACAAGACCTCGACGAACGACGGAAGCGACAACGCTCTAAGGTTCATCACTCGAGCAGCATACGGCTCGATCAATGATTTGCTCACGTAGTCAAACACCAGGTACTTAAAGTCGGGCGCTCCCGCGTGAGTCATGATCCCAGATTGTACTTCGTTGAAGTTAGAGCCAGCAACCAGCTCGCCGTCGAGGCCGTCTGGCAGCGTCTCGATAAGACCTCGGATGTGGACGTTCGGGATCGGCTTGAACGACCGACTCAAGGCTTTGCCGTTAACCTTTACGCAGCGGATGCCGTCGATCTTGGGAGTCGCGAGAACCGGAAACTCGATCTTCTCGAACACCGGCTTCTTGGCGGCTAGCATCGGTTGCGTTATCATACCTCAACTCCTAAACGTGATTTAGCAAGTTTAACTGCGATCACCGTCATCGGGTGCGCGTGCGGGAACGACTCCATAGAGTATGGATACTTCTGAAGAACCTTAAGCTCCTCAGCTATCGATCTCCAGATGTTCTTGATGTTCTGAAAGTCTCGGTCTGACATAAGACCGCGGTGACGCATCTCGCGACGGATATAGTTCTCGACCATGATCTCTAGAGTCAATGTCTGAAACTCGTCGGTCAGTCGATTCTCAATCGCTTTATAGGCGATGTAAGTTTCGCTCCCTTTGTGATTTTCGTCGAAGTCTACCATGGTCCCCTTCTGTGCTCTCTAAATACGAGCCTAAATCAACTACGTTACCTATGGTCCGATACAAGACTAGACGCTTGACCGGTAGCCAGGTCATAACATATCTGAAGTGCCATGCCCAGTAAACGAGATACGCCAGAAGCGCTGAGGATGTCTCAAAGCGAGATGATTGATGCCGAACGTAGACGTAGTGTCTATCGTAGATCACTATCCAGTTTGAAGTAGGCGTCGAGCGCCTTGAAGTCCGCATCACGATCCTCTTGATTTAAGTAGCTCATCTTCCGAAGCGCTGAACCGATAGTGAGGATCAAGGTGTCAGTCTTGCCGTTCGGTGGTGTGATGTCGAAGTCTTTCGAGTAAGACGTTATCTGATCTAGGTTGATTCTAGTTGATCCTTTATCCTTGAACTGGCGCATTGGTTCCTTCCGCTGGTTTCGCTTGCGCGATCTGAGCGAACGCGCTCAGCATCTCGTTGAAGAACTTCTTATGCTCGATGACGAACTTAGCCTGGTTCTTAGCGTCGTCTAAAGCGTTGTGGTCTACGCCCGACGACTTGTCCACCTTTGCGCCGTTAGCCACATATCTGCGAAACGTGCGAAGATCGAAAACATTATAGTAAAGCCAAGGACACTTAACGTCATACATCCTAAACATATCCTCAATAATAGAGATGTCAAAGGTGCTCCCGTTTCCCCAAGGTCTGATCTTGGAAATAGTGTTTTGAGACAATACCCACTGACTGAAGAGCGTCAGGACTTCCTTGGCTGGTTTCGCCTTCTCGTTGAACACTTTCTTGGCAGCGTTAGACTGACCCATCCACCACTTCAAAGTGTCGCCAGTGATGGTTCGACCCTTACGGATCTGCTCGTCAACGTCGAACGCCATGTAGAACGTGGGTCCGATCTCGCCTGTATCTTCGTTGAAGAAGCAAGCTCCGATAGAGATGACGGTCGTGCTGGGGTCTTGTCCGAGGGTCTCGAAGTCGATCATTAAATCTTGCATCAGTACATCCATGGCTTCTTGATTTGGCTATCGGCCTTAATATACCAAGACTCCCGGGGCTGAGTCCACGTAGGTTCTCTCTGAGACTTGACGAGTTCGATGTTCTGCTCTGCCAACAAGTCAAACACCTTAGAGATGAGCTCGGTAGCCGAGAACGTCGTTCTAGATCCAGAGCTAGAACGGTAGCCGGATCCTTCGTCGTACTTAGAGACGAATACGTCTTGTAGATTTTTAGGCTTAGAGCTAAGATCGTACCCCTTAGCTTCGATGCAGTCTATCGTTACGGAGAGTATCGCTATGTAGCGATTGTCGAGTCTAGTGTTGGCCAGCAACCATACACCGCGATCCTTTATCATGTGGATGTCCCACGGCGTAAGATCCTCGAACTTCACTTTAGATCTTCCTCTTTAATGATCTTAACGTTCATAGCACCGTCGTTGAACAGCTTGATCTCTACTGTGGCTTCGTACTTGTCGACGCACTTGATGACGATGTTGCGCCCGTCGTAGTGCTGCTCTATCCGAACCATGACGTCGCGAGAGTTGGCTTCAACCCATTGAACTGCCTTCTTAAGGTCGTCTAGACGAATCTTGTAGGTCACCGCTTCTCCTTGGTCTTAAAGGGATCGTTGAGCTGTCTAGCCATCAGGATCTTGATGCGCGACTTTACTATAGCGCGAAGTTGCTCAACAGTGAAGTTGCAATCTAAGTACTCCTGCATCTCGAGAAGAACTTCTCGCTCACCCTCTAGTTTTCCAACCGCGAAGGTCTCTTCGGTGGTGGGTTTAAGCTTAGAACGTCTCAATGCACGCTCTCCCCGTCATCAGGCTTCTTGATGCGCACGAATTCTTGTATGGCTTGGGCCTTCTGGTTAAGTGAGTCAAACGGCTTAAGCTGTCGATCGCGACCTACGACCTTGGCGTTAACGAACTCTCGAGTATCTTCCTCGTCGTGGTTGTCTAGCCAGTCGCTCAAGATCTCTTGGGTGGTAAACACATGCTTTATAGCATCCGCATCCTCGCCTAGGTAAGTCTCACCATTAGAGTCCTCGATCCAAGAGTCGTGAAGTCTGATCAGCGGGTGAATCTTGTACAGGTCGACGAACCACATAATGGCCTCGGAGTGAGTCAAGTCGATGTGGAACGATACGACGATGACCGGACTCGCCTCCTTCTCGAAGGTGCCGTACAGCAGCTTAAAGATCGGTCGCTTGTCCTTGAAGAAGGTGTGCACCTCGCGGTGTGACACCTCTAGGTCTAGCTTAAACTGATCCTTAAGCTTACCGATGACGAATAGATACTCTTGGTACATATCAGTGATCATGGTCATATTGTACTGCGCTTTACTTGGGTCCGGTGAATTCTAAGATGTTCTCGTTGCTAAGTGTTTTGCGGTACTGACTCCAGCCCCTAAAGTTGCCCGATCGCAAAGTTGAGTCGAGCGAAGCCATAGCCTGGTGCTCGGTAGGTGACGCGTGGATCGGGGCGCTTCCGACTAGCCTCTGGAACAGCTCCAGGTCCTTCTCGTACGAGTTGGCGGTGCCGTCGAGCGTGTTGTATGACACCCTCGCGCACCTAGCGACCGATTGGGTGATCAGCTTGTTCAGCAGCTTAAAGTACTCTCCCTTAGTGTTCGGCAGCACGCTAGCCAAGCGTAGCGCCTGGTACTCCTCGACGGTTACCAGCGGCAGGTGCCACTCGCCACCGCCGAGATCCATAGGCGTCGCGTTGTTGAACTTGTCCCACATCTGCTTGGCTAGCTCGACGAACTCGGGCTGAGCGTCTGGGTGGTATCTGAGCGCGAAGAAGTTGGCCCAGTCCGTAGCGGACGCGATGACGGTGATGTGCTGAAACGGCTCAAGCAACCGGTTCGCGTGTTGCTTGTGGACTCCAAGATCAGACAGCTTTTGGGTGAAGCTGACCATGGCATCTCTAGCTTCTAGCCAGATCCTCATCGCCTCATCTTGGTTCTCTATGGTGTCCTTGGCTTGCATGCCGCGACAGTTCTTCGTGAACGCGAGCGGAGCCGCTGGCTCCTTCTGGATAGCTTCGATCATCTTAGAGATCGGAATAGCTCTAGAGCTTGACGCGTTCCTGGAGAGCACCCGGTGGGTCATGAACTCTGAGTGGATGAATCTTGGGTACTTGAGGATGAAAGTAGTGAGTCTAGCTCCGGACGGAGCTTGCGAATCGGCGACAATCTCAGCTGAGATCATTCGTCCCCCCTGTCTATTTGTTGGGATCAATTCCTTTGAAGTATTCTACTATGCGCGCCCACTCACGGATATGACCTTCTTCGGTGAGGTCATAATTAGTGTGCTTGTTGTACGGGTAGTAGATGAATGTTCCACCGTTGCGCTCGAACTTCTCTTTCCACTCGGCGGCGTTATCATCGATCAAGTAGTCTCCGATGTTAAGACCCTTGTTCTGGGTCATGACTATCTTCGACGCCAGCGTCGGCATGTAGCGCTGAACCCATAGAACTTTGTCAGTGTATGATTCTGGGCAACCAACCAGGGGTTGCGTGAGGATGTAAACGTCGAAGCCCATTCGCTCGAGGTTGAAGATCGCGCCCTGGGCGCCGGGGATGGGCTCGAGATCCAGGAAGAAGTGACGATTCCACATCTTATACTCTTCGACGTGGGAGTCTTTCTCATGGCGGGCCGACTTGTAGAAGTCAGCGACCGTGTTGTCCATGTCTATGTACACTATCTTCTTAGGCATCTATTCCTTCCCTTGAACTTCTTTGCGCCATCGGCGAATGAAGTCCTTTCGCCACTCCTCCAGCTCTAGCTTAGAGCGATCTATGTGAGGCTTTCGATCTCTTACGGGTTTTACCAGGTTTTCTAGCTCTCGGCGCAAGAAAGATATCTCCCGATCACGTTGACGCAACAGCGCTTTCAGGTCTCGGATGGTCTCGTTTAGCTTCTTCTGGTTCTCTTTCGGAAAGGTCCTGCTCTTCAACTTTACCTACCTCAGATCTCCGTTATCGGGCATTGTAAGTTACGTGAGTATATCTCAGCGCGCTCTAACGCGTGCTTCTCCATGTATCTGGTGTTCTTAAATCTAAAATCATGGATGTATGCTTGAGACTTTCCCTCGAACAACCGAAGGACTCGACCTGCAGCTTGGACCATGACAATCTCAGACTTTCCGCCTTGGCACATGACAAGGTGATCCGTAGATCGGACGTCGATACCTTCACCGACGACTGAACTTCCGATGAGCACTCTGATAGCTTTCTCATTAAATCGTCGAATGGTTCCGTTGATCTCATCCTTGTCATTGTCTCCCGAGATGTAGGCGTTGTCAACCCCGATCGAGTTCAAGAACTCGTGGATCACTAGACCGCACTTATCCTTCTTGTTCACTAGGATCAAGATCTGCTCCGAGTCGAACTTAGTGACGATCTCGCCCACCCGCTCCAATAGAGCTGGGTTCTTGCAGTAGTGGTTGTCGTACTCGGTCGGGTACTTCTGGCTAGCTCTGCCGTTCATGCCATGCATCAGAACCTGCACGGGTGTCAGGAAGCCTTCTTGGATGGCGCGCCAAGCTGGGAACTGGTACAGCACATTCGACAAGAACGACCACATCTCGAGCGTCTTCGAGTCGTTTCTGAGGAACGTGCCAGAGAACCCATATCTATAATATACGTGCTCTAGGTCCTTGAGGAGCGACGTGTACGTGAGCGCCCCAGCATGATGCACCTCGTCCACGAAGACTGCGTCTATCCACTTGGCGAACTCAGCGAACTCACCAGACTTAACTAGAGACCCCAGAGACTGCACCGTTACGATGCTTATCGCTTTAGGGCGCTTGATCTTGCGAATCTTTTGTGCGTCTAGCAGATCTACGTTCTGGGAGCCGAACCAGCTCGAGAAATCGTTGAACAGCTGACCGCTCAACCCCCGCGATGGCACGATGACGAGAGATCGGCATGATAGCTCCTTGACTAGGTACGCCATCACCAGCGACTTACCGCTTCCAACTGCGGCCTCGAACACCCCACGTCCAGCTTTGAGACCTAGCTCGATCATCTCCTTTTGGTAGTACCTGGGCTCCCAGGGCTCGTTGTTCCAGCGAAGCATGACTGTCTCACCTGGAGACTTCCTGAGGTCGTTGATCTCGAACGCGACGTTCAGCGCCTTCAAGGACTCGAGAGCTAGGTTGAGAAGTCCTGTCGGAAACTTTCTATCCTTGTAGAGGCAGACGAACTCATTGTCTTCTAGGTGCTTGATCCTAGCTTTACAGGCGTAGAACTGCTTGTCGTTACCGTACTTTCTCGCCATCTTCATCTGGTAGAAGAGCTGGCCCTTCTCAGCCTCGATGTCGTTCTTGTAGGTCATGACCTGCTTGAGCAGCGACTCTGCGTGAGCTGTGATCTGACCCTCAACGTACGAGAAAGAATTGTCGATAGTTACTCTCATCAGAGCATTTTCTCCGCCAAAAGCCAAGTCTGTGAACTAAAACTTTACTTTTCGTGAAAAAAGTTTGCGCCGGCGGAACATTTTGGTTTACCAGCATTTTCGTCCGGCTATAGAATAAAATACTGATTACATATTACTTGAAACATATCCACTGATAAACACCCACACAAACAACTATCTTCAAAACAACCTCACAACTTGTTACTCGTTACATGCTACTTGTAACTAAATACACAATAAGAAAACTATAATTCAATTCTTATCCGACTTGACTTTTCGCCGAGGTGGACGCCGCGCTGGTTTCCAGCTACTATATGTCAATCTAGAATCCGGAGGATTGCGTGCAGAAGAAGATCGTCACACGAGAAGAGCTCATGAAGCCGAAGCTGGCTGGACTCTCTCAGATCGCGGGTATCGTTAAGAGAACTCTAGGACCTGGTGGACTTCCCATCATCCTCGGTCGACTAGGACAAACCTTAGAGGGAACGCCCCTCGGACCCAAGATCACGAAGGACGGCGTGTCCGTAGCGGACGAGTGCTCCTCGCCCAACGAGGAAGAGGACATCGTCATCCAAGCCGTCAAGGGTATATGCCGAAAGACGGTCACGGTAGCTGGCGACGGAACCACCACCGCCATCGTCCTAGGAGAGGCGATCGTCAAGGAGACCGAGAAGGTCCTCGCTGAAAACTCCTCCCTGAACCCGCAGCTCGTCAAGGAGTCGATCGAGGTCGCCGCTAAGGACGTGGCCAAGGCGCTCAAGAAGCTCGCGATCCCGGTCAAGTCCACCAAGATGATCCACCAGGTAGCCACGATCTCAGCCAACGGGGACGAGGAGATCGGCAGCATCATATCTGCCGCCTTCGACCACGTAGGAGCTGAGGGTGTAGTCACCGTCGACGAGGGTCACACCAACCGAGTCACCCTAGACAAGGTCGACGGCTACCAGTTCCAGCGGGGAGCTGAGGGGCGAAATGCTTTCTTTAACAACCGTGAGAACACCCAGTTCGAGGCTCAGGACGTAGCTCTCATCGTGTACGACGGAAGACTCATCAGCTACACCCAGCTGATCCCGGCGTTCCGCATACTCGCAGGTGTGGAGCCAGGAACCGAGCAACCCACCAAGAAGATGCCTCCGATCATGATCCTCGCGAACGAGTTCTCTCCGGAGGTTCTCCAGTTTCTCCTCATCCAGAAGGACCAAGCTGGTATGGTAGTGGTTCCGGTCACCGGACCTCACACCACCCATGTCCGTACAGGATACTACGACGACCTCGCGGCTTACTCCGGAGGCACCCGCCTCGGGAACGGCGCCCGCAACCTCGAGTCGATCGAGGAGGCGGACATCGGGCTCGTCAGCCGGGTGGTCGTTGACAAGTACAAGACTACACTTTACGACGGTCAAGGCGTTGAGGACGACATCCTCGAGCGCGTTGACCAGCTCAAGGCCGCTAAGGAGCGAGCCGAGTCGCCGTACGACGCTCAGGTCTTAAACGACCGAATCGCTGCCCTGACCTCGGGCATCGCCAAGATTGGTGTGGGTGGAGTCACTGAGTTCGAGATCAAGGAGAAGTACGACCGTATCGAGGACGCGCTTAACGCGGCTCGCGCGGCTCTCCAGGAAGGCGTCATCCCCGGCGGAGGTTCGACTCTACTTCGCATCGCTAGGAGCATCCCAGGAAAGTCAGTCGGTCACCAGATCCTTCGCCAAGCTCTCCAAGCACCGTTCTTTCAGATCCTCGAGAACATCGGCTACACAGAGAGTCAAGCCGCCGAGTGCGCGGTTCGAGTTCAACAAGGTAAGTCACTCGTCTACGACGCGCGCAACCGCGAGGTCGTTCGAGCCCTCACCGCAGGGATCATCGATCCCGTCAAGGTCACGAGGACCGCTCTCGAGAACGCGGTCTCCATCGCGGGGCTGCTGTCCACCGCTGGCGGAGCCATCGTCTACGTTAATCCAAAATGATGTACTGCGGCCATCGCGTCGCGGTACGATACCCGTAAGGCGGTCGTGCCGCAATTCTAGCAGACACCACCTTTCTAGCCTCGTGCGATGATCCCTCCCCCTGAAAGTCGCACGAGGCGTTTTCTTTTAAGACTAAAAGTCGATACCATGAGGTAAATCAACACAGAATAGGAGAGTGAGTGAACAAGTCGAACAAGCTTCTGTCAGATCTAGTCACATTCAAAACATACTCAAAGTATCTTCCACACCGATCGCGCCGAGAGTCTCTCGATGAGAGCATCAACCGCAACATGACCATGCACCTGGATAAGTTTCCGAAGCTGTCTAGAGACATCATCAAGGCGTATAAGCAGGTTCATGATCTTAAGGTCATGCCTTCTATGCGCTCGCTCCAGTTTGGCGGCGACGCCATCATGAAGAACAACACTCGAATCTACAACTGCTCGTTCGTGCACGTCAAGTACACGCGCGTATTCGCGGAGATCTTCTACTTGCTGCTGTGCGGCGCGGGCGTCGGCTTCTCAGTCCAGAAGCGTCACCTGAAGGATCTTCCTAAGATTCGCCAACCAAGGCGCGAGAACACTCATGTCATCCACGACTCGATCGAGGGATGGGCAGACGCCGCGGACGCCTTAGCGAACGCGTACTTTTACGGCGCTATTCGTCCGATCTTTGACTTCTCTCAGATCTCGCCGAAAGGAACCTACCTAGCTACGACCGGATCGAAAGCTCCGGGTCCAGAGCCGCTTCGACTAGCTCTCGCGCTAGTAGAGTCGAAGCTCAAGACCGCGATCGGGCGCCAGCTGACCTCCCTAGAAGCTCATGATGTGATCTGCATGCTCGCGGACTGCGTTCTATCTGGTGGTATCCGCCGCGCAGCGCTGATCTCGTTGTTCGACCGAGATGATCAGCTGATGCTGACCTGCAAGCACGGAGAGTGGTGGACTAAGGCCGTTTATCGCGCTAGAGCCAACAACAGCGCGCTCCTGCTGAGGTCTGAGACTACGCACGACGAGTTCATGAACGTCTTCGACGCGTGCATCAAGTCTAACTCCGGAGAACCTGGCTTCATTTGGACGGACGACCTTGACATGGGAAAGAACCCGTGCGCCGAGATCGCCCTCAACTCGCACCAGTTCTGCAACTTAACTACTACGAACATGACTGGCATCAAGTCTGAGAAGGACTTCATGAACCGGATATACGCCGCAGCTCTTCTTGGAACCCTGCAAGCGTCTTACACTGACTTCCACTATCTAGGTGAGAAGTGGAAGCAGGTTACCGAGGCCGAAGCTCTGCTCGGGTGCTCTTTCACCGGTATAGCGGATGCTCCTTCTATGACTGGAGATCAGCTCAGAAAAGCCGCGGCTCTAGTTCTAGAGGTCAACGAGAAGTACTCTAAGATCTTAGGGATCAACCAAGCGGCTAGAGCTACCGCCATCAAACCAGAAGGAACTGCCTCATGCGTTCTAGGATCTTCATCAGGGATCCACGCTAGGCACGACCGGTTCTACCTCCGCCGCATCCGGGTAGGTAAGTCAGAGCCTATCGCCAAGTACTTTAAGCTCGTCATCCCAGAGCTCGTAGAGGACGATATCTCGAACGACCGCGACATCGTGGTCACGATTCCGCAAGAGTCTCCCGAAGGTTCTATCATCCGCGGAGAAGAGACTGCGCTTCAGCTGTTCCAGCGAGTCTTGTTCTACAATGACAACTGGGTAAAGCCAGGTCACCGCTCGGGCAACGACTACCACAACGTGTCGTGCACTATCAACTACAAGCCCGAAGAAGTAGAAGTAGAAGGCTTAGCTAAAGCAATGTGGGAGCACCGGATGTCTTACTCAGGCATCAGCTTGCTTCCGTTCGACGGCGGAAGCTATCAACAGGCTCCGTTTGAATCTTGCGACGAGGACACCTTTAACCGGTATGATAAGCTCGTCAAGAACATCGACTTAACTCAAGTCATGGAGACTGACGACAACACTAATATGGCTGAGCAGCTAGCGTGTGCCGGTGGAGTTTGCGAGATTCGATGATTTCAGAGAAGAAGCTTAACTACTACCACCTTAGGGCGCTTGCTACGGCTAGCGCCTCACCAGACTCCTCGACGAAGGTAGGTGCGCTTCTTATCCACGGAGAGTCAGGTGCAGTTATCGCGGAGGGGTACAACGGGTTCATCCGAGGAGCTCCAGACGATAAGCTCCCGAATACTCGACCAGAGAAGTACGACTACATCATCCACGCCGAGACTAACCTACTTTGTAACGCGGTTCGTCACGGCATCTCTACCAACAACTGCGTCTTGTACTGCACTATCTCGCCCTGCATAAGGTGCGTTCGCATGCTTTACCAAGCAGGGATCAAGGAAGTGTACGTCAAGGGGTTTTATGCGGACTTCGACGCGTCGGTCGCGATGCTTGATCTAGATCTCTCAGTTACATCTCTTGGAGAATTCAGTAGAATCGAGCTTAAACCTAAGAGGACTTGAAGTGGACGCACAAAAGGGAAGCATAGTCACGGTAGATCTCGGCAACCAAGCCTCGAATACCTTCATCGTAGACACGGTCGAGCAAGACACCGTACTTTTGTCGCATCCTCTAGCTAAGTCGATGCTCTTGCGAGTTCGCAAGGATCAACTTAACTCCGTTAACCCCAACATGAAAGACTCGAACGAGCGTCACATCGACTTCTGCAACCAGAACGTCAACTGCCTCGACTTCAACTCTAGAGATGATCTAGAGGCTATCGGAACTCACTTCGCCTTCAAGCGAAGACTTACACCTAAGCAAAAGAGCACTCTAGCGGGCATCTCAGGATTCATCGCGAGAGTTAAGTTTAACCAAGACCTTCGAGAAGCCATGTACTTCATAACCAAGAACTCATCTATGCTAGACGAGTTCAACCGTATGTGGTTTATCAACTTCCAGGGAGTGTTCAAAGGAACCACCCAGATCACTTCTGGTAAGCAGGTCAACGCGCTATTTAACATGGCTGGATATCTTCTGGCTCAGTTAGAGAACCCAACGGCTAGCGCGCGTAAGTGATATAATCTCTCTACTGCCGGGGGTAGGGAGTAACGAAGGATGGCCATGGCTACCAAACGATCACATATAGACTTCATCATAAACGGCAGAAAACAAGGTAAAACATACGGCGAGATCTCGATCAACTTCGCTAAGAAGTTCGGGATCAAGAAGTCTACGAGTGCTCTCGAGGCCATCTATCGACGGTACAAAGGTGAGTATGACCTTAAGTCTCTCAAGAGCAGCGCTGAGGTAAAAGCGGACATCATGCAAGCTCGCATGATTTCTGATCTTCTCGCGTTGGTTTCCCAACGTAAGTATGTTCCAATCTTAGCTGAGTTCTTGCGTCACTCTACGTTCCACGCTGAGACCATAGTTAAGCACTTTGGCAACTTCGACGGGCTGGTTGAAGCTTCAAAAAAGAAGGATCCGAAAGCATTTAGAAACATCATCGATGAGTCGTCTTTTACCGACGAAGCTTTCAGAGAACTTCGCGCCAACATCTCGAACCACAACAGGTTCTTCATCACGACCGCGGTCACTGGATGCGACGTGCACGACGACGCTCTCGCTGCGGTTCAGACATTCTGTAAGAAGAACAAAGCCATGCTCTTGATTCTCCCTTGCTCGGATCCAGCGCATCAGAAAGAGCATAAGAACAAGTGGACGCTGTCACCTAAGCTTCCTAAGAAGTCTATCGTCTTCAAGGACGTATCGCTCAACGATAACCTCGTTCTTTCCACCATCAAGATGAGCGCTAAGCAGCTTCAACCACTTACCGGTATGAAGCGCCTTTCTCAGAAGAAAGGTTCTACTATCGTAGCATCTCCGAAGCAGTTCCTTGAGTACGTAGCAAACTCGAACAACAAGACTGAGATCCCGCGAGCGCTGATGTCTACCGGTGCTATCACCGTAGCTAACTACGCGACTGAGATGTACATGTCTGAGAGAACTGCGTCCCTCGCTGAGCTAGATCATACTCTCGGCGGCGTCATCGTTGAGATCAAGAACGGCCGTATCTTCTTCTCGCGTGTGGTTCAGATCAACGCAAAGACTGGCTCATTCTCTGACATCGATAAGAAGTACAACGCTGACGGAACCGTAGACAAGATCACCGCTGACCTAGTTCAGACCGGTGACTGGCACGTTCTATCGACCTGCAAAGACGCTAAGAGGATGGCTAAGGAGATCGTTGAAGCTGTTAAGCCGGACGTCGTTACCTTTGAAGACTTCTTTGACGGTATCACCATCAATCCCCACGAGCGAAACAATCTAGTAGCTTTGTCACAAAAGTCTAAGAAGGGTCTTCTATCTCTTGAGATGGAGCTAGAAGCTTGCCGCAAGGAGATTGACGACATTTGTGCTTGGCCAGCTCAGCAGATCGTTCTTAAGTACGGCAACCACGAGGACTTCCTTAAGCGCTACATCGCTGACGGCCAGTTCATGAAGGAACCGATGAACAAGATCATGGCCATGAAGTTAAACATCGCCATGGAAGAGCAAGAGCTCATGCCGTTCGAGTATGCTATGCGCGAGCTCTTCGGGCTTGAGCAACCTGACAAGGTTAAGTTCCTCAGCATCAACGACTCGTTCAAAGTCAATGGTATCGAGAACGGAGCCCATGAATGGCCGAGATCGAAGAGTGCTACGGTGCCTCCAACGTGGGGCATAACCACTCTGCCGCGATCTTCCGATCAGTGTTCCGAGTTGGTACAGCTACCGAGCTTCAGTTATCATATAATGATGGACCGTCTGGTTGGACTAAGACGCACCTTATCCAGCACCGGGATGGTTCTAGACAGCTTATCACCAACATCTATGGTGAGTGGCGCCTCAACGACTAATCAGTTCACCTGACCAATCCCTCCTAGATAAGATCGACGCTGAAGATCTTAAACCTTAGGAGGGATCAAATGCTTCAAGTTGAATACCGTCTCAAATTGGGACAAGACGAGTTTCTTATCAAGGCTGACGTAAAGGACGAGAAAGAGTTCTTCGAGAAGATGTCCTTCTACTCAAGCTTGCCTAAAACTGCTCCAGGCGGATCGAACGATCTTAAACTGTCGTTCCGACAAACCAAAGACGGATACACCTACTACTCTCTCGTCTCCGAGAAGGAGCAAGTTGAGTACCGCTTCGGTCAGTTGAAAGACCAAGAAGCTGGTGCCTTGTTTCCTAAAGGATGGGCTCCGGTGTATAAGGCTGAGAACGATCAAGCGCCAGCGACTCAAGGTGCTCCCGCGTTTGGTAACCCTACGACTGGACCCGCTGCCGCGGTAGCACCGCCGCCAGCACCACCGACACCTCAAGCTTTCGCAGCTCCTGCTCCGCAGCCTACTGCGGCACCCGCGGCGGCTCCGGTAGCTCCAGCGGTTCAGCAAGCTGCTAACCACGTACTGGCTCGCTTCGGTATCCAGGCGCAGAAGTAAGGAGATCACTATGTCAGAAGGCAAGAAGAAGAACCTACGCTACGCGGGCAAAGTTAAGAACGTCAACACACAGTACGGCGTCATGCAGAAGATCTTGTGCGAGAGCAAGCCAGTCAACAAAGACGGCACTCCCAACAAGTATTTCACTGGCACCTTGTTGTGGCTTGATGCTGACGGAACTTACTACATGGTTAAGTCCATGCAAGTATCAGCTCCAAAGAACGGAATGCCTCAGAGCATCGCTCAGCACGGCTTCACACATAATGTGACCATCGATCTCGATAGTCAGTATGATGTAGAAAAGCTATGATCCTGAGCAAGGAGTTCTGGTGGAGTTCTTTCGACTCATTAAACCCAACTGGGCACAACCTAAATTAAAGAATGGAAACGCTAATCCAGAGTTCGTCAGGGAGATAGGCGGACCAGACGTCATCGAGGGATATAAGTTCGATCATGCGTTCTTGAAGCAGCGTAACGATCAAGGATACAACATTTACTGGTATCCAAATCACCCCTCGAAAGACATATATGCCGAAGGCACAAAATGGCTTAGCGGAAAGCACGTCGACGTTTTCGACTTTCTGTTTGTCGACATGGACCTTAAGGATAAGGTCTACGCTTCCAAGGAAGACTTCTTGGTCAAGCTTCGCCAGTTTCCACTCAAACCCACCTTCGTCGTAGACTCTGGAAACGGCGTTCACGCTTACTGGCAGATCGATAAGTTGACTCGGGACGAGCACGTTTTTGGGCAGTTGGCGTTGATAAAGCACTTCAACACGGATGAGTCTATCTTTACAGTTCAGCAGCTTATGCGGGTTCCCGGGTTCTTTAACACTAAGAAGCCCGACGCCTTAGTCTTAGCTCAGATCTTAGAGGCTGAGTCTTGCGGACAGATCTACTCGTTAGATCAGTTTCCGAAGGAGCTGTTTGCAGCCTTGACGCGCGAGGACATAAACAGAGGTCAGAAGCATCTAGACCGCTTAGACGGCAAGCTCCAAACGATAGCCCAGGAGTTCGTCAACATCGACGAGATCCCGGACACGTTCTTCGACTTCATCGCAGACCCCGCCAACAAGATCGCCCACGACCTGTGGATGGATCCAGTCGGATCCTACGGTGATAGATCAGGCGCGGACATGAAGCTAGCTAACATCCTATTTAAGAGTAAGTTCAACCGCAAGGAAGCTCTGGCAGTCATCGCGAACACTAAGAAGGCGCTGAGCCACGCTAACAGAAAGCATTACGCAGAAGTGACCGTAGATAAAGTTTACAACGAGAAGTTGGTCTCTAAGTTCTTGACGGTAGGTCAGCGCAACCGCACCATCGACGACATTAAGAACCTCGGGGCGCCTGTAAGATCTACATGGTACTTCGACTACGCGGTGCTTGGCAACCCTTGGCGCAAGCGTGAGTTAACTGGTCTCATCGCCGGAACTGGAGTTGGTAAGACTACGGTCACCTTGAAGTGGGTAAAAGACGCCATCGAGAACAACCAAGATAACGATGACATCTATGTGTTCTTCACTCTTGAGATGGCCGTCGGCGAGATCGTTGATCGCTGGAACAAGCTAGTCGGTAAGGCGTCTCCTCTAGCAGATCGACTGTACGTCGTAGGTAACGAGACCGAGAATTTCGAGCCTAGGAACGTAGGTCTTCAAGAGATCTTAGAAGACTGCGAAGAGCTAAAGCGACTGACGGGCAAGAACATCGGCATCGTCGCCATCGACCACGTCGCCATCGTGGCGCGTCACATCGATTGTCGCAAGAAGTATACGTTCGGTATTGACTCTGAGCAGGGCGCTGGCTACGGCAACATCAAGACACTTAGTCTGAACAGCCTGTGCAGTCAGCTCAAAGTCTTGTGCAAGAAGCTCGATACTCACATCATCGTGTTGACACAAACCACGAAGGAGAAGGGCGTAGGTGATCTTCCGATCGATAAGGACGGCGCCTACGGGATGAGCAACTACGAGAACATCATGGATCGCATCATAACGGTATGGCAGCCTCTCAAATTGGTGCAAGCTCAGGCCAAAAAATGGTACTTAGCTTGGCAGTATGTTAAGATCAGAAACAAGCATGAGAATGATCAGATCAGAACTCACGAGGCTAAGCTACTGACTTACAACATGGCTACCGGTGATTTGACTGTAACTGAGCCGGACGACTATCAAGAGTTCCTGAGACTATATCCTCTCGCTAATGAGATTCGCAAGAACTTAGCTAAGAAAGAAGGGGGAATCGGCTACTCTATCCAAGTTGACGCTGCTCAAGCTGAGATAGTACGAGCGCGCCTGGGATTAGTGAAGCCGGGAAGTTCAGATGAAGTGGGAAAAGTACAATCTAATTAACACGCCAGAAAAGATCAAGCTGCTCGACGACTACCTGATCGGTCCGAGCGGGAAGCCTAACTTTAACCTCGTCTCATACGATACTGAGACCAATGGTCTTGAGTACTTTAAGACCTCGGTTGTAGGCTTCTCACTCTCCGTCGATCGATACAAAGGTTTCTACATCCCACTACTCATCTGGGAACCAGATCCCAAGTCTTTCAAGGTTCGCACCAAGAATAAAGAGAAGATAGATGTGTTTACGGATGGTCGCCTGCTCAATCCTTGGACGGGTAAGTACCATGACGAGTTCGTTAAGCCGAAAGATGTCGACTACCCTGAGTGGGTCCCGGCCATCCTAGAGCGCTGGTTCAAGCAAGCCAACCTATTCATGTGGAACGCCCCGTTTGACGTAAACCACACCTACATCAACTTCGGGGTAGATCTCAAGAATAACCTGGTGGCTGACGGAGGTCTTCTAGTTCACGTACGAGACGAGAACGAGTCAGTTGGTCTTAAGGAGTCCGCAGTCGTCTATAAAGATGTTCTAGGCATCAACCCGTTCGCCATGGCTGACCAAGAAAAGAGAGAGCTCAAAGGATCCATCCTTCGCAACGGCGGAGATTCTAGAGAGGTATGGAGAGCAGATCTCGAGCCTCAGATGAAGTACGCTTGCGCGGATACGTTCCTGACCCACGGCCTAGTTGAGGTAGTTTTGGGTGAGATCGCTAGAGAGCGCGGCAAGGACTACGAGCGCATAGAGAAGTGGATGTTTGACGAGGAGCTGATGCCGGTCTGTAAAGAGGTCGTCATTGACATGAAGCGCCGGGGAGTCTACACCGATGTTCCTTACTTCAAGAAGCTCTACGATCAGAACGCTAAGAAGTTGATCGAGCTCGAAGATGAGTTCATGAAGAACATAACGCCGTTCCTAGATACCTTTGACAAGGGCAAGTCTTTAGACGAAGCGGTATCGCACCAGCGCTTGGTTAAGCGCATCATTGAGATGGAGAACTTGTCAGTTCCTCAGGTTCTCGATAAGAAGACTGGCGAGTATAAGGAGAGCATCGCTAAGGCCGCAGTTAAGGCTGAGAACGATAAGAACCCTCACTGGATCTGGGGATACCTCCTTGATCAAGACGAGATCAAATACTCTGACGCCAAAGTCAACGAGATCAAGCAGAAGCTGTATGAAGAGGTAGAAGGACGGCGCTACCGCTTCAACGTGAACTCTCCAGCTCACTTGATCTGGTTGTTCATCGATAAGTTAGGCGAGAATCGCCGTAAGTTCCCTAAGACTGATGGCTCTACGACTCAGGACTGGGTTCCATCTTTAGAAGCTGACGCGATTAAGGAGCACCTTCTTCCGAAGTACCCGTGGGTGTCGTTTCTACTTAAGTACAAACGAATCATGAAGATGCAGTCGACATACATCGAGCCTGCGTTGGAGCTTAACCAAAATGGTTGGCTGTACATGGACATGAAGCAGAATGGTACGACCTCCGGCCGCTTCTCGTGCTCGGGTGGTTACAACCTTCAGACACTCCCTCGGGTAGATGATGAGAACGAAGCGCTAGAGATGTGTGATAAGTGCCACTCTAAGAACGTTCAGATCGACGAGTACATCGAGTGTATGGCTAACCGTCACTGCAAGGATTGTGGGCACGTCGAGTATGATATCCCGCGCCCGTCAGCCATCAAGAAGGGTTTCATCGCTCCTCCAGGCTACAAGATCATCAACGCGGACTACTCGTCCCTAGAGCCAAGATGCTTCGCTTACATGTCTAACGAGGATAAGATTAAGGCAGTTTACAAGGATGGTCTCGATCTTTACTCCAAGGTATATTGCGACATGTTCGACTCGCTAGGTCAGTATTCAGCGAATCCAAAAGATAAGAACTTCCTGAAGAAGGCGTACCCTCCTGGTCGTAAGATGGTTAAACCTATCGTTCTCGGCATTCCTTACGGAGCCGGAGACGCCCAGTGCGCTAACATGATCGGAGCCATGATCAAGGACAAAGAACCTAACGAGTATGGAGTTTACGAATCTCGTCCCGACATGGTGAAGGGCAAGGAGATCAGAGACAAGTATCTCAACACCTATCCTAAGCTCAAAGAGTACATGTCTCTTCAAGAGTACATGGCCATAGAGTACGGCTTCGTCGAGACTAAGTACGGTCGACGTCGTCACTTTCAATACGCTAAGAAGATCGGTGACTTCTTCGGGCAGATCAACGCTCGATACCGCAACGACAAGATGGACAAGATCGAGGCGTTCGTCGAGACTTCTAAGAAGCGTCTGAGCGGGACCGAGGCTATCGTCAAGGACAAAGCCTCAGGCATGGTCATGTTCGTGCTGACTGAAGAAGCGCTAGTCAACTTAACCGAGATCCTCGGAATGAGCTACTCTGTAGATAAGTTCGGCAAAGACGGAGTCAAGCAGAAAGGCGGCTGGGCCTATATTCGTGGTCTCCTCAAGTCAGACCTAAACAACTCGAAGAACTCGCCTATTCAAGGACTAGCGGGGCACATCACTAACATGGGAATGCTTACTGCTCAGAGGTTGTTCAGGCAGCGTAACCTAGATGCTTGGGTCGCGCTCCAGGTTCACGACGAGATCAGCTGCTACGCTAGGGCGGACCAAGCCGAGGCGGCGAAGGAGTGTCTCCAGAGCGGCATGGAGGACAACATTTACACTATACCTTTGAAGAGTGAAGTTGTTATGATAGCTGAGCCCGTTATTTGCGACAACCTTAAGGAGTCAAAGTGATCAAGCTAATCGCGTTCTGCGGTGCTAAAGAGAGCGGTAAGTCTACATCAGCTGAGCTGCTGAAGCAGATATACGCTGGCCAAGTCAAGGAGGTAGCTTTCGCAGGTCATCTCAAGGAGACGTGCTCTAAGGTGTTTAACATCGACATGAAGTACTTCCTGGACCCAAAGCTTAAGGAAGTCGAGCTCGACACGTACATTCACCTTACTCGCGAGTACATCGAGCAGATCTTTAAGGAGTTCGAGATCACCAACTACGACTACGAGACTCACATTCGGCGGCACGTTGGTCAAGTATTCGACACTCCGAGAAAGACTCTTCAGTACGTCGGAACCGAGCTTCTGCACCCCTTAGACAAGCTTATCCACATCAACATCACCCTTAAGAAGGTAGATCCCGATGTTCTCACTCTGGTGACAGATCTTAGGTTTCCTCAAGAGTTCGACGCTCTAGTCGGTCGGGAAGACTTCCTGCCGGTGTATGTGAGCAACGCTCAAGCAGAGAACCGAGCGTCTGTAGACTCACACGCTTCAGAGCGCGGTTGGCAGACTTTTAGAGATCGCTGCAAGCTTCTAGATAACAACGGTAGCTTAGCAGACCTAACGAACAACCTTAAAACGCTAGTTCAGGAGAAGTTATGAACTTAAAATCGATCATCTTAATCGTTCTCGTCGCGGTAGCGGCAGCGGGTATCACTAGATACTACTTTCCTAAAGTCGAGTTTCGCGACGTCGAAGTCACGAAGGAAGTAGTTCGCACCGACGTCAAGACTATCGTCAAGACTGTGGAGCGTCCCGACGGCACTAAGGAAACTACTACCGAGACTACCGATCACTCAGTCAAGCATGAGACCAGCACCAAGGACATTCAGATCGCGGCTAAGAAGGACTGGATGTTTGACGTGGGCGCGCGACTCAATGTCTCAAATCGAGATGTCATCGTTTATGATCTCCAAGTACAGCGCCGGATCCTCGGACCGTTCTTCTTAGGAGCTAAAGCGTCAACTGATAAAACTGTTGGTGTTTCCGTAGGCATGGAGTTTTGATAGTATCCAGTCATGCTGGACTATCAACAACTACAAGAACTCGTCAATAAGTACCTAGACCTCGTTGAGATCGATCGAGACGCCATCCTAGACGCTAGGAACCGGGCCGCTAAGTTCTTGATCGTTCAATCACACTTGTCAAATCATCTCAAGCTGTTAGAAGACACTAAGGTAAAAGCCTCCACGATCGAGAAGGCCTCATACGCCCAAGCCATGGGTTCAGCTGGCGGCAAGAACGTCACTGAGAACAAGATCTCAGCTGAGGCGGATCCAGGCTACACCAACGCGCGAGAAGTAGTTGAGCGGATCGATGCCGAGTTAAACTGGACAAAGCGTCACTTTGATATCTTTGAGAACGCGCATGTCATGTTCCGTCAAATCGCAGCCGAGAGGCAGTAGGAGAACTTATGAAGTTTGATTTCAAGAAGACCATCGGTCGAGTACAGGCCAACTACAAGAACGACAAGCGCATGTCCGATCAGATCGGTCTCGGGCAAGCCCTCGAGACGATCTCGACCAATCCTACTGACTATGTGGTATTGGATCCATGGTTTCGAGAGAAGTTTGGGGTACTCGGTATCAAGTTTGGCCACATGATCCAGTGGGCCGGAAAGTCCGACTCCGGTAAGACCACGTTCTCGCTCTACTCGATGAAGAAGGCCCAAGAGCAAGGTTATGGCATCATCTACGTTGAGACTGAAGGTAAGACTGGTCCGGAGGACTTGATCGCAGCGGGGATTGATCCCGACGGCGTTATCTGTATCTACTCCGCCATCACCGAGGAAGCCTTCGAGCTGATGCTCAAGGGCATCGACTCATTCTTTGTGGACTATCCTAAAGAGAAGCTCCTAGTGGTGTTCGACTCGTTTGGTAACACTACTTCTATTCGAGACTCCGGTCTTGAGCTGACTCAGAAGGGTCAACAGGTTGGTGGCCACGCTAAAACTAACCGCTTAGGTTTGTCAGCGCTTCGAGCCAAGATGGTGAAGGATCCTATCGCGGTACTGCTGGTCAACCGAACTTACGACAACTTGAACTCGCCCGGCAAGACTAACGCCGGTGGCGACGCTATCAACTTCTTCTCGATGCTGACTGTTCAGACTGCTCGTAAAGGTTGGTACGAGCGAACGGTAGATAAGCAGAAGGTACGAGCTGGCGCAGTTGTTGTCTGGAACGTATACAAGAATCACTATGCCAAGGCATTGAAAGGCGAAGATGGAAAGACCTTACTACTCCCGAAGTTCGTTGAGCTCAAGATCACTAGCGATGGTATCTCGCCTGTTGAAGCGGGCGCTGAGGACGCTGAGTAACTTATCGAACGCGTTCCTGCTCTACATAGTGTTCAGCGTGATAGACTATAACTTCTTTCTTCGAGAGAAGGTAGCTATCGTCGCGAATGAGGTGATTGTTCAATGCATGATACTTTTACAGTTGTTGGGGATCCACACTTAGAACCGAATAATCTAGACCAAGTCGAGGAGCTCTTTAACTTGGTTGAAGGCTTGAATCGACCTACTATGTGGCTCGGTGACTTCTTAAATACTAAGGAAGTCATCCGAGGTCGCTGCTTAAACGCGCTGTTCAGATACTTTCTTCGATCAAAGCTAACGCACTATGTCATCATCGGCAACCACGACTATTTTAACCTGGACTGTGAAGATCACTCACTAGTGGTACTGAAGGCCCTTTCCAACGTGGTGATCATCGACCAACCGACTATGGTCGGCGACATCAACGTCATTCCGTACGTCCACGACAAGATTAAGCTTAAGGAACTTCTTGGCTCTATGAAAGAGGGTTCCGTGCTGTTCGGCCACCTAGAGGTATCTGGTTTCGACTTCGGCAACGGTCACTTGTGTGATGATGCTAGGATCACGCACGACGACTTCTCGAAGTTCAAGCGCGTCGTTTCTGGGCACTTTCATAAGCTTCAGCAGACTGGTAACTTCACCTATCTTGGTACTCCTTTCAGCCACTCGTTCGGCGAGGCTAACCAAGACAAAGCTATCGCTACCTACGACGTAGGTTCTGACGAGATGATGCTCATCCCTACGAAGTTTCCGAGACACGTTTCGATCAAGATCGATACCCTGGATCCTAAATGTCGAGAGAAGATCTCGACGTTCCTAGATGAGAACTTAGGCAATAAGATACGCATTCAGCTGACGGGCACGCCCGAATCGGTGGTAGCTATCGATAAATCAGAGTTCAGGTCTGATATAAAGTGGGAAGATAAGTCTGAGTCTGAGAAGTTCGACGGAGTCTCTCTAGATGAGACTCTAACTAACAAAGCTCAGTTTGAGTCCTGGGCGCGCGACATCAGAAGCTTGGATCCTGCTACTCTATCCCTTGGGCTATCCATATTGGAGGCAGTCGGTGGGAAGTAAGTTATCAAGTTTGATAGCCAAGAACTTCATGTCATGGGGAGCGCTGAGCTTCGAGTTCAAGCGCGGTGTCACACTTGTGGACGGCTGGAATGAAGACGATCAGAGGTCGGAGGGATCCGGCAAGTCTGCTATATTTAACTCCATATCCTGGCTACTGTTTGGTAAGCTTCCCAAGGACGCTAACATCGACGACGTCATCAAGGATGGAGAGACTAGCTGTGAGGTAGTGCTTACTTTTGACGACGGCGAGACTATCGTTCGATCTAGAAAGCCTAACGATCTATATTTCACCAAGAGCGGAAAACCAATCAGAGGCAAGGACCTTAGAGAGACCCAGACGCTACTCGAAGAGTACGTAGGACTTAACTTTGACAGCTTCTGTCAAAGCGTGTACTTTGCTCAGAACTACGATAAGAAGTTCCTATCCATCGATCAAGAGGGCAAGGGCAAGATTCTCTCGAGCATCCAGAACCTTCAAGTCTTTGACAAGGCACGCAAGGAAGTCATGGGCCTTCTCAAGATCGAGAACGATAAGATCGAGAAGCTCAAGAATCAAATTCAGCTGACTGATGGATCACAGCGTAACATCGAGTCTCAGATCACGATGCTTCAATCTTTCATCGATGACAAGATAAAGAAGTATGACCAACAGCGTAAGGTTCTCACGGATCAGCTATCCGCTGCTTCCGTGAACCTAGACAAGTCTAAATCAGAGCTCGACCAAGTTTCGGTCGCAGCCGCTAACATCGATCTTAAGCGAATCTTGGCGGACGAGGTCGGACTAGGCATCGAGCGCGCCTCAGTTCAAGAGAAGCTGGCGAAGGCGCAATACGCGAAGTCTCAGCAAGCTACGCTCGCTGCGGCGGTCGCGGCTAAGCAGCGAGAAGGTAACACCTTAGCTAACCGATACAACTCTCTACTTGAGTCTAAGAAGTCGTCAGAGTCCGTAGCGACGTCGAACGCGTATCTTCTGGTGGTCCAGAGAGCCAAGAAAGCGTCCGAGTATGATAAGCAACCTCAGTACGTAAGATTAGCTCAGAAGCTCGATGAATTAACTGCCTACGTAAAGAACCCAGACAAGAAGTGCCCAACCTGCGGTCAATCCTGCACCACATTAGACGTGTCTCACGTAGATCGCGAGATCGCCGAAGTCAGGGCTCAGATGCAGCAGATCGCGAGAGAGTCCGCAGAGACTATGGAAGCCGCTAACCAAGAGATGGTTGACATGGTCGCTAGAGCACAGAAGGCTGCCGTCGAGGCCGACGCGCAGGCTGTGACTATCATCGAGCAGCTTAATGCCGTAGCCAAGTTTCTAGACGAGAACGTCGTTCAACCTGAGACCTCTAGCGAGGAAGGTGATCTAAGATCGCTCATCTCTCAGATCGACGAAGCTCTAACGTCCGTTCGATCTCAGAAGACTGAGTTCGCGGTCCTGAGGAGCCGAGTTGAGAACTTACAGAATCTTGTAAGTTCCCAGAGTCAACAGGTTGCTTCCTTAGAGGAGGCTATAGCTAGCACTCCAACTCCAGATGTATCTGGAGAGCGCGCTAAGTTGAGTGGTCTAGAGCGCGAGTTCGCAACCGTCTCAGAGAAGCTTCAAGAGCTCAGCAACCTACTAGACGCGTCTAAAGTCTACGCTGCTCAGCTCGATGTCCTCAAGGACGGTTTTAAGGAGATCAAGTCGTACGTGTTCGTGAATGCTCTCAATGAGCTTACGTACCGCGCGAATCAGTATCTATCTGACTTGTTCGAGGTTCAGGCGTCGATCAAGTTCTCATCTGAGGACGAGAAGATCGAGACGGCGCTGATCTTAGACGGAGTACCGAGAAGCTTAGGTTTGCTGTCAGGCGGTCAAAATCGCAGGTTCAACCTAGCTGTGGATCTCGCTCTAGCGGACATCGTGTCGTATCGTAAGGGATCTAAGATCGATCTATTGATCTTCGACGAGTACTTCAAGGACTTGAGCGAGATCAGCATGGAGAAGTCTCTGGATCTACTTAAGGCTAGAAAGTGCCCTGTGCTGATGGTCGAACATAACTCGGTATTCAAGAACATCGTTGATAACGTCTTTCAAGTCCTGCTGAAAGATGGTACATCGGAGGTCGTAAATGGCGCTTAAGATATACCGCCACAAGGTAACCGGCGAGGAGAAGCGATCGCTTAAAGAGCTTCCGAAGGAGGAGTGGGACGTAGTTCTTACCGCTCCTAATCAGAAGTTCATGGTGTCAGCAAACTCTGCTACTGGCACCTCGAAGCTTAAGGACTCAGACAAGATCCTTAAAGCCAGATCTAGGAACCACTCTAGAGATGTACTGGCAGATGAGACGATCCAAACTAACTTAGATATGGGTTCCAAGGAGTCCGTAGCTCGAAACTTGTTGAACTCCAAGGGAGAGCGTAGAAGGAAGATAGACGATATATGAGCTGTACACGATTCATCTCAGACCTGCACCTAGGTCACGATAAGATACACGTATTCTCGGGAGAGTTCCGAGGCGGAGTAAAATCATTGGAAGAACATGATGCCTGGATCGTTGAGCAGTGGAACTCGGTAGTCTCGAAGCACGACCTAGTCATGGTTCAGGGTGACGTCTGCTTTGACAAATCTAAGATGCACCTCTTAAAGAAGATGAGAGGGAGCAAGCACTTAATCATCGGCAACCACGATAAGTTCTCGCTTAAGACGTACCTGGAGTACTTCGACAAGGTACACGGCTTCATGAAGTACAAAGGTCAAGCCTGGCTGAGTCACGCGCCAGTGCACGTCCAATCGCTCAGAGGTAAGTTCAACATCCACGGGCACGTTCACCAAGCATCTGTGGATGACCTACGATACATCAACGTGAGCGTAGAAGCTGTTGGTGGAAGACCGATAAGCTGGGACGATCTTCAGATGCTCATGGAAGACCGAAGAGCTCTGATCAAGATGACTAAGCGAGATGAGACGATGACGCCGTTCAGCATGAGCGGCTTGACTCCTGCGGAGGATAGTGATGAGAACACTTCTAGCACTTGATCTTTCAACGACCTGCACCGGGTGGGCAGTGTTTAACATAGACGACAAGTCTTTGGTTACGTACGGAACCTTGAAGCCCAAGGTTAAGGGTCTAGATAAGATGGAGTATCCTAGGCAGCAGCTTGAGAAGATGAATGATCTCGGCCTTAAGATACGTTCTCTAGTGGAGAACTACAAGCCCAAGTACATCGTCATCGAGGAGATCGCTGGGTCGAAGCAGCGCCTAGGACAGAAGACCTTAGACGGACTCCACTGGATCGTGCTACAGCTCAACCCAGAGATCATCGACATCGTGACGTATTATGATGTGACTGGCGCCGACGGCTGGAGGACCAACCTCGGGCTCAAGCTAACCGACGCCGATAAAGAGGCCAATAAGGAAGCTAAGAAGCTCAACAAGCACTTGACTGGTAAGAATAAGATGCCAGAGTATGGTCCAAAGGATCTAGCTTGTAGGTATGCCAACTTTCGATACAAACTCACCCTAGATCCTCAAGTGAATCAATATGATGCAGACGTAGGCGACGCGGTGTGTCTAGGTGATGCGTTCCTCAAGTTTAAGTGTCCCCGCGACTGAACTTTCAGTACCATTGACCTATGGATAAGCGCAAGTTTCAATACGAAGGTCTTAAGTGGTTGTTTGAGATGGATCTACTAGATCATCCTCAAGCCATCAACACCATCAAGTTGAACATACTTTCCACGTCGAAACGAATCAAGGAGGTAGAGCTCTTAATTTATCGCGAGAAGAAAGCTATGCTGGTGTATGTCGAACTGTCTTGGTTCGGTCGTAAGTTTCAGCAGCGCCAGATCATCTCCGATGTATACGAAGTCATTAGTCAACTTTTACCGTCGTTCAGGGTTCGAGTAACAGAAGATCCCACGATCATGAGGATGGCGGTTGAGAAGGTAAAGAAAGCCATAACAGGAGGCAATCATGAAAACCTTAATCATACTCGTGACGATGCTCACGAGTCACGGACTGAGCTCAGCGATGGTGCCACCGCGCGTCCTGACGCCGAAACCACCGCAGCAAATCCTGAAGCAGATAAAGAAGAACCACCCAAAGCTTGAAGATAAGTACGCGACAACACTAGCCGTAGCTATCGATTCTTCTGCCAAGAAGTACGGACTATCGCCTAAGTTATTGACAGCTGTCTTGATGCAAGAGTCGTCCTATCGTATCTCGGCTAAGAACATGCGATGTGGTATCTCCATCACCACGGGCGAGCAAGACTGCGTAGTGGTCGACTACGGCATCGGTCAGATCAACCACAAGACCGTCAAGAACTTCAAGTTCGACACCAAGAAGCTGCTCTCGGACTTAGCTTACTCAGTTGACGCGTCAGCTAAGGTGCTTGCCGACTTCAAGGCCAAGTACCCTAAGGATCCTGAGTTCTGGACCCGTTACAACGCTGGCAACAAGCTTGACGCGGTTACCAAGGCTAAGCGCTCTACCTACAAGCACCTAGTAGCTCGATACTTCTAAAACTATACTTATTTCCGGGGGTTGGGTATAATTGACCTGGAGATAAACGTAGATGTCAGATTCAGAAGAGTCAAACTTACCAGCCCCACAAGCCCTCGAAGCTGTAAGAAACGCCTTTATTGTTGAGGGCTTATCTGCTATTGACCTGTCGAAGAAGTTCAACTTACCAGTCCCCGTTGTTGAATCTATCATAACTGAGGGCAGACTCAACGAGCTAAGGATCGCCTACATCAAGCACGGCCTGGCCGAGCTTCAGAACATTCAGCTGTCTCAGGCCGAGAAGCTGATGAACCTCGACAACCAGTTCAAGCGGATGCGCATCATCCAGATCGAGACCCAGCTCCAAGACTACGTGGGCTACTTCGCCAAGCACGGTCACTTCTACAAGATCCACCCGATCACGGGCGAGATCCTCAACGATGTGAACGGCATACCCATGCAGATCAAGATCCCCAACTTAAGTCACGAGATCTCAGCGCTCAAGGAAGCGTTTACGCTGTCTGAGGGCTTGAAGCAAGCCCTGGCTCAGATCGACGACATCATCAACAAGCCCAAGGATGTTGAGAAGCTTGACTCGAACGTTATCGATGCCGACTTCAACGATTTGTTCGCTAAGAAGCCTAGAGACGGAGAGTAAGCATGTCTCTAGACGTCACGAAGCTCAGTACTCAACAGTTCGCTGTACTCTACTCCAAGCTCATCGCTAGGATCAAAGAGGATCCGATCGAGAACTTTGTCAGAGCTCCAGGGTTCCTAGACTTAAATCCGACCCCAGCTCAGGAAGTCATTTTCAAGATCATCTTCGGTAAGACTTTAGATCCGATTACCAAGAAAGCGGTGCGGATGGAGTCTCGCGAAGGCACGACCGTAGTGTTCAAGCGCGTGCTTATGACCGAGTACGAGATATACGAGTTCCTGACCGGAGCCATCTACGATCCCAACAACCTTAAAGAGATTGACGTCAACAAGATCGACCTCATCTGCGGACGACGCTCCGGTAAGACCTTGATCTCTGCTGCGGTATCGATCTACTGCGCCATCTCGAACAACTGGAAGCCGTTCTTGAAGAAGACGCCGTTCGCTACGGTGTTGATCATGTCACACTCAAAAGAGTTCTCTGATGAGGTGTTGGAGGTTATTCGTACTCTGATCGAGTCTTCGCCGGTCCTCAGCATGCTGATCAACAAGGACAAGAAGAATACGGCCTCTACGATGAATCTGAAGGTTCCTTGGATAGTGAACAACGTTCAAGTCCACTACTCAAGAGTTCAGATCAAGGTCGCCGCGGCGTCAAGTCGTACCACCCGTGGAATGGCGTGCTGCGCGATCCTATGTGACGAGATCGCGTTCTGGAACTTAGATGAGAACATGAAGGAGACCGACACCAAGATCATGAAGGCCGTAAGACCTTCTATGAAGCAGTTTGGTAAGCACGCGCTTCTATTGAAGTTAAGTTCTCCAGGCATCAAGCAGGGTGTTCTGCACGATGAGTACAAGAAGCACCAAGCTGGAACCCTACCACCGTCGTACGCGGTTTTCAAAGCACCAACGTGGGTCATGGCTCCAGAAGATGTCATGCCTGACGTCGAGTTAGTTGAAGAGTACAACTTAGATCCAGACTCGTTCGATCAAGAGTATCGTGGTAACTTCGCGGACTCCTTAAGCTTCTTTATCACGCCAGAGTACATAGACATGGCAGTCGTCAAGAAGGTGTCGTTCATGGCCCCGGAAGGCGACAACATCAAGTACGCTGCTGCTATCGACGCTGCTTACAAGGGCGACCGATTCACGTTCTCAGTGACGGCTTACGCCGGCGGACGCCTTAGGCAGTTCGTGTCTAAGGGCTGGGAGGGCACGAAGCAAAAACCAGTGTCCTCCTTCGAGGTAGCTGAGTTCATCAAGAACATCTGCAAGCAGTTCAACATCGACGAGGTAGCGGCGGATCAGTACGCGTTTCAGCCACTTAAGGAGATCTTCAACACCTACGGCGTAAACTTGAAAGAGTACACCTTCACACCGGTCTTTAAGAAGAAGATCTACTGGAACCTCAAGAAGCTGGTCCACTCGCAGCAGGCTGACTTACTAGACAACGAGATCCAGACGCGAGAGCTCAAGGAGCTCGTGGTAGAGCAGGGCCAGTCGGGTAACATCCGAATCGGTCACCCCAACGGTGGAACTGACGACTTCGCAGACTCCTTAGCAGTCTCAGCGTTCCTAGCTACTCAGGAGATCGGAACTGGGGTCTTCGAGGTAGTGACGAGCTCGACCAACACCTACGGAGTAACGACAGACTCCCAGGGCCGTGCCGTAGGAAAGGCCCCCAGCCCCGAGCTCCTAGTTCAGTCGGGCCACCTCCCGGAGAACGTGATGGATAACTCAGACGGCTTCGTAAAGCATCCCGTCACTGGAAAGTTGGTTCGTAGAGAGGACTTAGACGATGACGACTCGGACGGACCTCAGTTCGCCTTTTGATAGTTGGAGCTGATATAATTAAGCAGTATAGCCGCATCAGTATTGACCCCTTTGAGCTAAGATATTGAAATTGCTCATCTTTTAAGGAAGTTTAGATGTCAACACCCGATAACAAGAATGCGTCAATCTTTCAGAAGATACTTGAGGCTGGAAACGCCTATCTTGACACCCAGATCTTCAAAGCTAAGACCACCATCCTCAACTCCAACGTAGAAGATCCTGCGGACTTCTTCTTCGGTAAAGCTATCGTCGAGGACCCTAGCTACGCCATCCACGCCCAGGGCTGGACTGACAAGCCATACCGCTTTCAAAACTCACACCTCAAGATGATGTCGTATCAGGACACCGCCGTAGCGGCAGTGATCCAGACCCGTCAGAATCAAGTTGCCGGACACTCTAAATTAGTTAAGTCGAAGCTTGAGAAAGGCTTCATGATCGAGCTCCGCGATGAAGACGCTATCCTTGCCAAGATCAAGGAAGAGCTCAAAGCTGAGATGACCGCCGACGCGATCATGTCAGGCGAAGACTCTCCAGCTGACGAAGCTGAGGATACCGCGAATGAGGCGCCAGTCATGAAGGCTGATGCTGAAGACGCAGCAGCTGGTCAGTCCGACGACACCTCTTTAGAAGGTGTCACTGATGATAAGACTGAGGATAACTCAAAGTCTGATGATGAAGTTGAGCTCTCCGAGTTCGAGCTAGAGCGTAAGGCTCGCAAGAAGATGGAAGAGCAGTTCGCGGATCAGCGTAAAGCAGTTGAAGAGTACATTCGTAACTGCGGCAAGACTGACAACCGCCCGTTTGAGACGCTGCGCTGGAACTTCGATTCGGCGCTTCGCGCTTGGGTCAGAGACGCTTACACCTACGATCTCTACGCTACTGAGAAGGTCCCAGATCGAGCTGGGCGCCCGCACCACTTCTTTCCTGTGGATGGCGGAACCGTTAAGAAGGCCTCTAAGGATCTTCGTCGGTACAAAGACGCTGCTGAGAACTTTGTCAACCTAGACATCTTGTACCCGGAGCGTACAGAAGCCTCTGAAGAAAAGCAGAAGGTTATCGACCTCAAGGAAGACCTCCTCGAGAAGGACGCTTACAAGTGGGTTCAAGTCATCAAGGGCAAGGTCGAGAGAGCCTATACTGCTGACGAGCTAGCTGTCGGCATCAGAAACATGAACACCGACATCTACAATAATGGCTACGGCATCTCTGAGCTTGAGCTGCTGATCTCGATGGTTACTGGTCATCTGAACGCCGAGTACTACAACCAAGCTTATTTCACTCAAGGCTTTAGCGCGAAGGGCATCCTTCATATCAAAGCGGCTCTTAATCGTCGTAAAGTTGACACCGTCCGAACTCAGTGGCAGCACATGCTGAAGGGTACTAGAAACTCGTTCAGCACCCCGATCTTCGCAGGAGTTGAGGACGTTAACTGGATCCCGCTGACTCAGAACCACAATGACATCGGTTTTGAAGGCTGGATGCGGTACCTGATCACCATGATCGGCGCCATCTACCAGATCGATCCGGCGGAGATGGGCATCCATCTTAAGGCGGAAGGTTCTGGTGGTTCGCTTGGAGGTAAGGACGACACCAAGGATAAGACTGAGAACTCTAAGAACCGCGGACTGTATCCGCTTCTTACCCACCTTGAGAACTACATCAACGAAGAGATCATCAAGCCATTCGACGCCAGATTTAAGCTGACATTCTGTGGCGTAACTACTGACTCATCAACTCAGGTTCTGAATCGTCAGAAGGAAGAGTCTAAGTTCAAGAAGACCTTGAACGAGATTCGAGCTGAAGATGGTCTCGCGCCGCTTCCCGGCGGTGATGATCTCATCCTAGGTCCTGAGTACATGACTTGGTACGCTCAGTTCTCTCCCAAAGCTTTAGAGAAGCAGAAGAGCGACCAAGAGCACCAAGCTAAGCAGATGAAGGCGCAGCTCGACGCTAAGACCAGCATGACTGGCGGCGACGAGGAAGATCCTATGACTCCTCCGGAGCAAGACATCTACGGAGAG